ACCCGAATATATCATCGGGCTGGTAACTTCCAGCCATAGAGCCCGTTCCTCCTAATTGTGTGCCGTCAATATACACTTTGTATGTTTGAGCGGTAAAGTCCATAACTATATCTATATCATCCCAATAATTATTATTATTTCCATAGGTATAGGTATCTATTTCTAAATTACCACTTGTTAAATCACTTATAGGTATATTAACTGTTATTGCTGGTGTTCCACTAAATGTTTGTGTGGATTTATTAAACCCACCCGATTTCGGATAACCTATTTTTAGTGTGTATTGTTGCCCCGCCCAATCACCAAATGTATGCGAGGCCATTCGTATGTTAAATGTATCACCGAGTCCGGAAAACTGCATCTTACCATCATAGTTTAGAATCCTATATCTATTCCCTCCGGAAGTATTAGTTTCCTTTTGATGGAGTTTTGATATTAAAAACGGTTGCCCTGCGGGAGAACGAAGAGGGTATAGATGCTTTCTTGCATTTCCTCTATTTGCCCCCGATGATGTAGTAGTTTTGTCTGTTCTTTCGCCGGATAAAATACTTGCAAGAGATATTGAATGAGTAGTAGTATGACCGGCTCTTTCTGCTTGCTGGTGAGAACCAGCACCGATATACATTGTCGAATTGCTATCACGAGCGGCCCTTGATATAACACGAGACCTTCCCATAGTGGAATCAATGTCTCCGAGAGGAGCGTAATAAACGCCTCTTGTATCGTGTCCATTTACAAAAGCCTCGTAGGAATCACCAGCCGCCCCATTAAATCGTTGCCTTGAGCCACGCCTTGAATCCGGATATTGCAACTGCGCTCGCCCTTCCCAATTATTATAACCTCTTCGTATTGTGTCGAGGGTAAGCCATTCGTGTATCCCCGAATTAGAAATAGTTGCAACAGAAGAAGTTGCAAAAAATACATCTGCTGTAAGATTATCATTTGCACTTTCATAAGTTGCAAGTTGAGACCTGTCGGGTAATGAGTATCTATAACGGGGATTAAGTGTTGCTTCTCCGTTCATTGGGTTTCCGTGATGTGTTGCGGTATGGTCTATATCTCTTACAGTTGAAGCGTTGCTATCATCGGGAACAGACCTACAAGACATAAAATCATCATAATATCCGGCAAGCCAAATGTTAAGTGTATTTGATGTGGTTCTCATATCGGCACACCTTGTCCTCTCATCTCAACTATTACTCCTTCTGTAACTTGGCTTACCATTTCCGGTAAAGTCATACCGTTAAAGTGGTTATGTTGTATAATTTCAACTCTATGCAAAACACTTTCAACTCCCCCTTGTGTAATTTGTTTGTATATTGCCCCTTGAAAGTTTGCTTGACTTCCGAAAAACAATTCTTCTCTTGCGCTTGCAAACTCGTTCATTTGTTCTAATGAGCCACTAACTAAACCGGATATTTCCGAATCAGCGGCATAAACTGCACTTAATACTGTTCCATACAATGACTCATAAGAAGCCGCTAATGCTTCGCCATCTTCTATAATTTTAGCATTAGATTCTTGAGTTACCCTTTGTCTATCTGCTTCCATTTCTTCATGCGTCTTAAATATAGCACCCGTTCCATCCGCATACTCAACCACATATCTCGCTATTCCTTCTCTATCAACTATTGCCTCCGCATCTGCCTCACTATAACCAAAATACTGAGTTAAGTCGGCCATTCTGTTAGCATAAGCCGAAGTCATCTCATAATTTAGTTTATCAACTTCATTTATTGTGTCTTCAACATATTGAGCATATATACCATCAGCACCTTTATGAGCATCAACTATTGCATCAACCTCTTTCTTTTTCTGAAGAGCGATAGCGTGAGATACTTGAGCGGATTTATATTCAGCAGATTCGGGGTCGTGTGCTTTCATTAAATCATCGTATGTAGTTATTTGATTTTCTAATACCGCTTGAGCATTTTTTGCAACTTCTTCACTATTTCGTAAATCGTTATAACTTGCTTCGACTATATTACCTAAAACGCTTTCTTCTCCTTTCATTGATAACTCTTTTAACACACTTTCAAAATCACCGAAATTATTAGTCATCTCTTCTGTGCTTGAAGACAAATCATCAAAAGCACTACTTAGGTTAAGCGCATTCGCAAGTGCTTTACCACCCATATAAGCAACAACTGCTACTATTGCGCCATAAAAAATATTAGTAGCCATTTGAGCCATAATTACACTTGCAGTATAACCATCGGTTCTTTTCTTTGAAATAAACATAGCGGTTTGATAAAGACCCTGTGCTATAATTATACCATACATAGCGGCTTCCATATCTCTTGCCGATTTAGCAGTCATACTATAAATACCTAATAGACCTGTTCCTATGGATACTGCATTTCTCATTGTTCTTTGATGTGCTTCTCTTGAACCATGTAAATTATCCATAACCTGTCCTAATACGGTTGCTTCCTGTGCTTCTCGCCTTATGTTTTTTATTCTTTGTTCATCGGCGTGTAACAAAATCTCATCTTTTGCTATTTCTTCGCCTAAGTTTCTTAGATGTTCTTCTTCCACAGCAATAAGCCCTAATAATGCTTCTCTTTCCTCATCGGTTAATTTAGCGGTTTGTAGTTTTATTCTCATCTCGCTTAATCTAAGTTGAATGTTTGTTGCTTGAACTTGGTTTGCTTGAGCCCTTGTAACTATACTTTTTCTTTCTTCTTCCGTTAAAGCCCTAAACACAACTACTTCATTAGCCATATTATTGTATGTATTTTGAATTGCTCCACTTAACGCCTTTTGCTGTTTTACTTGGTTCGCTCTTTGTCCTATGCTTAATTTGTAATAGGCTTGCATTCCTTTTTCATAAGCGTTTCTTTGTTGAAAAATAGCCTTTTGTGTTTGATATTCAGCGAGTTGCATTTGTGATTTTTGCATTCCTATTTCTATTAAATCTTTATTTCCTTGTATTTCTTTTTGTAATTGAACACTTTTCACTACATCTTTAGATTTAGTCATATCCAATAATAATACTTGTTTTTCTAACTCTTTATTTTGCAGTTTTAATTGTTGCACCCTTAATTTATTTCTTTTTGAATTAGTAAGGTTAATTGCATATTGTCGTTGGGTTCTTTGCATCATAGCATCATAAGAAGTTTTGCTTGCCTGTTCTATATCAAATAAACTTGCTAATTTCATTTGCTTTTCTTGTTCCATCATATAGACCCTACGGCCATAGGCTTCTGTGTGGAAAGATTGCAATTCCCTCGTTTGTCTATTGATTGCACCAAAGGCTTGAGCGGAAATAAGTATGTTTCCGAGACCCATAGCAAAGTTTAGCGGCAAACTAAGTTGTTCAACTGCCGCACCAAGAAGCAAAATATTTTCAAGTGTGTCCTTTACACTTACCTCAAGACCACCCAATGATGCAGAATACTTATTGGACTCATCGGTGCTTTTTTCCAATAATTTCAAGAATTGATATTGTGGTTCTAATGATTTAACATAGGCTTTTGCTAAATTATCACCGACTAAAGCCCTTTGATTTTCAATCAAAGCATTGGCTTTATCTATCTTAAACTTCATAGATTCTTGACGATTCTCAAACTCTTCAACTGCCCCGTATGTTCCGGAATAAGCCATACCGGTTAATGTAATATATCTTTCGTGGTTCTCAATAACTTTTTGCAACTTTACATAGTGCCTATTACCGGCTATTGCTTGTGTTAATCTAACCTTTTCAATATCTGATAGTTGAACATAATAAGGTATTAACTCATCAAGAACTCCACTTAAAGACATGGTGGATACAGTAGTTGCATCTAAATGAGGCACGACTTCTGCAATTGCTTCGGAAGCGTCTCCTCCATCAACTGCTAATCTTGAATAAATCATTCTTAGACCTGTTCCGGCCCTACTTGTTTCTTCACCGGCCTCAAGCAAGATAGCGGCAAATGCCGCCATACTCGCCATTGATTCTCCGGCCAAATTACCCTGTGCCGAGAATTGGTTTAGAACGAAAGTCATGTCTTCCATTGTCGCAACAGAAGAGTTTTCGATTGTGTTAAGTTGGTCTAATACTCTCATTGTGTTACTCATTACCACTTGTGCTTGGGTATGAGCATCGAGATTATCATACTGTGCTTGAGTTAAACCACCTAAAGCAAATCCGGTTTGTTGCATTAGGCTCGTCATACGCTTCATAGCAAGTTGAGTATCCATATTACCTATTTCAGCAAAAAGCAAACCCATTTCTGTTCCGGCAATAACCGCTTCGGGGCTTCCTAAAACAGTTTTCATTTGGGCCATTTGAGCGGCGGCTTTCAATGCTTCTGCACCGCTAAACGCAAAGGTTTCTCCGAGATACATTGAAGCATCAGCAAACTTCATAATGTCTTCTTCTGAACCTTGATAAAACTTTCTTACCTGTATTAGTTGTTCTTCGTATGCCTTGAATGATTCTATATTTTCTTCAACAAGGTCTCTAATACCATCAAAGGCAAACTCAAAGGCTTCAACGATACCACCTGCCGCATCCAGCCAAATTGCTTTTGTAACTACTGCGGCGGAATCTGCATCTTTAAGTAGCCTTTCGGCTTGAAATTGACCTACAATCTCAAAGAATACTCGTGCCGAGCCGGTCCGCGAAGCCATCGTTACTCACCTTCTTTATTATCGAAGGTGTCTTTTAACAATTCCCCTAAGCCTTTAGCACCCATTCGTTGCCGTTTCTCAACGGCCTTTCGTGCTTTGCGGGATTGTGCGGCGGGGGAATTGCGGCTTTCTTCTGTTTGTTCGGTGATTCTATCTGCTATTTCACCTGCAACCGCTAAATCTATTTCCAACAAATGTCTCCCCCCTGCATCTCCATATTTCAACCTTAAATCGCTCGGAAGAACGCCTTTAAATGTCGAACATAATGCGGGGGCTACTATTAGGAACTCGATAAAGGGATTCCACCCTCCTCATCGTCTCCTCTAACAAAGGAGAGTAACTTTTGTAACTCGGCACTTGTAAGTGTATTTATATCAACGCCTTCTGAGAGAATACAATTTGGAATCCAATCTCTCATTTGAGAAGTTGGCCCTGCGTCTGCTTCATCTATCAAATCAGCAAACTCTTCCTGTTGTTCATCGGTCCATTCCATAGGATTCGGTCCGAAATGACGAACCTTTCTAAAGACTCGTGCTTGACGAGCCTCTATTTCAATGCGTTCCATCCCCGATGCTTGGCGCACGAGGATTTTTTTTCCATCATCTAATTCTATTTCTTTTTGCAATACGGGCATACTTTTCTCAACTCTATTCTATACTAAATCTAATCTATACTAATCACGAGGACAAACTATCTATGTCTGTCGCGCCGCTGCCTTTAAGTGTAGTGTCTTCACTACTAAACAAAATCTCCATCATATCTGTTGTTGTTTCATCGTAAAGTCCGGTAAAACCAACAGTCATTGTTTGGGTATCACGACCACTAACATTAGTTTGTGGTGCGTCATAATGAACCTTGAAGAAATCAAATCGTATTTTGTTATTGGTATCAACTTGGAATAATACTGAAATTGCGGGGTTTGATGCTGTTCCATGATGGAAAGAGCCGCTTCCTAACAAATCAGCAAAGTCCGGTTCATCAACGGATACATCAGCCGCAAGAACCGCTTTGCTAAATGTAATCGAACCGCTAATTTCTCTTAGTTGCATAGGTGGGGCTCTAACGCAAGTATCAGAACCGAGAGTATATGAGTTATCCATATCTCTATTAGTGCTTATTTCAAAGTCAATTGATTGCACTAACTTTGAGTAAGCAGAAGTTGTTGCAAGGTCTTCAAAATTAACATAAGCACCTACGAAGTGTGCCGCATCTCCGGTGTATGTATAAGATGGTGTTCCGAGACCAGCAGTTAAAGCAATAGTTGAACCATCAGATGCTTTGTGTTGTGCTTTGCATCCGGTAGTATTAACGGTCATCATAGCGTATTCTCCTACAGATGATGATACGCTAATAGATTCGATAACTTGACCTGCAAAAGTATATTCTTGGTCGTCTCTTCCGATTCTAAATGTGTATGAGGGCAATTCACCGGTGGATAATTCTTCTAATTTATCATCAACACCAGCCGTTCCGCCCGGAGTATGTGTTCCCATAATACCATGAAGACAAATCATGGTGAATTGGTCCGGTTGAAGAGGCATAGAAAAAGAACCCGAAGCATAGTGCTTTGAATCAACGGCTTTCTGAGCCCCATATCTGTTCATATCCGGTCTTTGTAAAACATCAAAAGTCTCATTAAATGATTCTTCATCAACTTCTCCGTAAGCATCAACGGCTTGTGCGTCTCCGAAGGCGTGTTCAACGGCAACGGAAACATATCTATTTGCAAATGTAGTCATGGTATATCCCCTACGGATTTACTACATAAATAGTGATATTTAACGGTTCTCATACCTCTCGGCGGGTCATATTTACCTTTTTCATGTAGGTTAAGTTAAGTTGATGCACACAAATAGTTTCGTCATCATCCATTTTTGTGTCGAATATCAAATTGTATCCAATAAGGCTATCAATTCCGGAATCTAAGCCCGTATTGGTGTATAATTCATCAAATACCTCTCCCATTATAGATAAACCTAAACGATATGCGTTTCTGTAATCTGTTCCTCGTGTAGTAACATAAACATCTATCGAATAATCTTGGTCTGTTCTTGCGCCGGATAATGTATTAAACTCCGGTGAAGTAGCAGTAGTTGTAACTACATGGACTGTTGGTGGATTAAGCCTACTAACCATATTGCTTGATAGGTCATAACCATATATGATAGCAGAATCGGTTACATGGTTTTTCAAATAGAATCTCTTTGAATCCTTTAGAACCTCTATAATCTTCAATGCGGTTCTAACAAATGCAAAGTTGATAAAATCGCTTATATCTAATTCATCGGGAGAATAAGCCCCTTGTGATGTGTGATAAACGATAGACCAATCTAATGTTCCTGTTGTATTGCCCCAATAAACACCTTCGCTGGTGGATGAAGATGCGGTTACGGATAAATAATGTGTGCTTGCATCGTCATCTTCTATAATTTCATCAATATAGAGCCTTGCGTTGCCGCTTGAATCTAAAGTTAGTCTTAACAGAACCGGAACTGATGCGTATTCTGATACATCTAAATCTAAATCGGACTTAGTAGCAGTCGAAGAACCGACTAAACTTATAGAATCAAGAGAAGATGTTATTTGCACTTCTGCTCTATGTGTTCCGTTATCAATAGCCATTACCATTTCTGATGTATCGGGTTTTGCAACTATCTTAAAACTTGCAAGAAGCGTATTGCTGTCTCCCTTTGCAACTTTCCATATTTGGTTTGTAACTCTCCAATTATCATTATTTGCAGAACCACCACTACCCGAACCACTATTAAGAGCCCATGCTTCATTAGCCGCACCATTTGGGTTTGTTGGGTCTGCTAAGTTTGTTCTTGAAGTCCAATAGTGATTTCTTGCCGATACTCCCATTATACCCTCTCCTTAAATCCGTAAATACCACCCAAAAACTCAATTCTTGAGACCATGTGTTTCTTGAACCTATCGCCTCTTATACTCTTAGACATATATTCCACATAATCAAACCTTTGGCGACCTTTAAAGCCCGGATGCTTTCTCGCTCTTTGCATTCCTATTGAAGAAAATACACCGTAAGTAGGTTGAGCCATTTTTGTTTTCTTAGGTGGGTTACTCTTTATCTTATGGCCGTATTTTATTGAAGACCTTACAGTAGGTGGTAAAGACCTATTGTATTTCCTTCCACCACTTTTCTTATACATAAACGACCTCATACCTCTTTTAACTATTTGAGCAATAGTTTTTTTCGTGTTGGGGTCTTGTCTTTGTCCTGTTACACCAAAGGGGAAAGGTTTAGAACCTGCCTTTACCACATCACCATCAATTTCTGCATCGAGAGAATCAGCAACTCTTCTGTATATACTCTTAGATTGCTTAAACTTTCTTGTTGGTGGTAGTATTTTGTTGAATGTTTCCGGTTGTTTATCTTGTAATTTGTCTTTTGTGTCCGGTATAACATCAACTTTTAGAAATGCGTATATCTCATTTTGCAACCATTTTCTTGTATCGAATTGTGTTTTTAAGCCTTTTAAGGCATCTATTAAACCTCTATCGTAATACCCTACTCTAAACTGAACGGCTGAACCTTTACTATCCCTGCCGCCTCCGGAACGAGGAGTATATGGTGCAAGTTGGCGAATATACGGCATCAATCAACACTTCCGAGATGAGCAAGGCGATAAAGATTCTCTTTGCCTCTTGACCCTAAAGTATTGCTTCTTAGGCCACCATCTCTCATACCGCCTTCTTGAAATACAGAATCGTCTTGTAAATAATAAGAAGAAGCAAGGTCAGCACATATCTCTCTAAGCACATGAGCAAACTCTCCTTCTTCGACAGTAACTCCGGATAGATGGTCGAATGAAATGCCGGTAACACCTGTTAAGTCATTAGAGGATTTGCCGGTCCATGAAAAGGAATCTCCATCCACATTACCATTACCAGCACTACTAAATGAAGATGCGGAAGTTAATGTGATTGTGGTTGCGTTGGCTGATATAGCACCATTTAATGTGGTGGATGCTATTTCTCTTGATGGTGCATCTCTTCCATAATCTCTAAAGATTTGGTCTATTTTTATTGTAGCCCTGCGTATAACACTTGTAATACGGCTATTTGCCCTTGTTCTTTGTGCAGAATCGAGGCCGAGTCTTTGCCCTACATCAGCAACAGAACAATAATACGCCATCTAAACCAACTCAGTTATTCTTTAGTCTTTCAATTAACTCAGACTTCTTGCCGGATACTTTTAATCCCTTTTCCTTTAGCATTTCCTTTAATTCTGCTACGCTACGGGATTCTAAAGCATCTTCAATAGTTTTTAATTCTGCCTTTGCTTCTGCGGCTTTTTCCTTAACCTCATCCGCAGAATCAAGGATTTCGTCAAGAGTTATCTTGCCGTCTGCGTTAAGGGTTTTGTATTTATTAAGAGCCCACGCCGCAATACCGAGTAACGCTAACCCAGCAACCAATATAATTTCTAATTCATCTAATAGTCCGGATGACTCTTCTAAGCAATCAACCAAACATTCAGCAGTTGTATTATTATCTTGCATTTATTTCACTTTCCTTATATTCTATTTGTCTAATTGACGAATGGGGAATGACTGTAAAGGGTCTCTCCTCACCTACTCGATATACCTTGAAGCCATGTGGAGTTTCTTCCAATATAACTCGTGTATAACATCTTTCGGGGGGTGTGAATACTATCTTACCTTCTCTCACCTACTCACCACTAATCAAACTACTATTTGTGCGCCTTTTAACCGTTATGCGGTATTAAAATACCTATATTTTGCAAGTCTTCGATTTGTTGCAAGATATTTTCGTATTCAAAAATGTCGCAAACTATCTGCTCGTAAGTATCCCCTTCCTCAAAAGAATGATAAGTATTATTGGATACATAGACTATGCTTCCTTCCCATTCATCAGCAACAAAATACTCAACATACAATTTATGTCCTTCTTTATCGTGTTCCTTCAATACGACTGCCCCTTCTATTTTTTTGCAAGAAAAAGGATTAACAATTCCGTCTGATGGGCCATGTGGTATGTAAGGTGTAAGAAGTATTATAGTTACCACTAATGCAAAAAGAATACCCACCGACTCTCTATTGTTAGACACATTAACATTAAGGAGTAATGCTTAGTCAAACTATCGCCAGCGTGGTCCTTCAAACCACCCTACAAGACTTGTTCTTGAACCCGATGTTATAGGGGATACTCCGTGTTCTAAATAAGAAGGGAAGCAAATGATAGAACCTCGCTTAATTAGTGCTTCGGGGTCGGGGTTTTGTGTGTGTGCAAAAGACAATACTCCTCCCTCGTAATCTTCGGGGTCGGTCAGTTGCACGACAATACTCAATTTTCTGTGCTTGCCGTCTTGCCTGTTCCAATCTATATCGTGGTGCATTCCGTAGTGGTGGCCTACATCTGAATACTCGGTAAATTGTAATGGCGGTAATTCTGTAAGAGTAAGACCGAATCTTTTATTAGCATCCATAGCAACTTTCATTAAAAAGTCGTGCATTTCGGTGTATGGCCCAACATTAGGAAGCCATCTAATGTCTGTTTTGCGGTGAGCATCAGACTCGCCTTCGCCGGTTCTAAATGTTTTAGCCTCTTGCTTTGGTGCTTGTCGGCCTAAGTCAATCCAACGCTTGCAATCTTCTTCGCTAAGGACTCCTTCGTATAGTAACCAATTTGGGTGTTCCATGATATGTGGTAGTTTTTCTTTCCTAATAAACTTACCAACACCAACCATTTATTTTTGTAATATAAGGACCATATTTTTCTATCATATTATTTTTGTATTCGTCTAAATCCCAATCATCATTTGAAATCCATGTATCGAAGAAGCCAATATCCCATTGACTATCGGTAGGTATTTCCCATGTTTCTATGTCTGCGTGTATTAGATTAAAACGCTCGTCTTTAGCGCAGTTATCCCATACTAAATCTATTACATCTTGATACTTTTCAACAATAGTAATTGATGTAATATTCGGATTATCTATCAAAACATGATTAACTAAACCAACGCCTAACCCGCCAATAATTACATCTCCTTCTGCATTATCCCACAACCATTGGTGGTCGTTGTATTCTGCTTCTGAGTCTTGCATTAACGGCATACTGTAGCCTTTTTTTAATAATACAGTATAATTATCATAAGCCTCATTGGTATGAAGCAAATAAAGAGGCCACCTATTATCAGTCGTGTCTTTAGTGTAGTGGGCTATTTCAAAATCACCGGACACACCAGCGGGAATATTAACATTTATTTTCATATTATCAACCTGTAAATGAATATTTTAAGTATAAATCAGCAGTAGTGCTACCATTTGAATTAGTAGCCGTTGCTGTTAATTTGAAAATAATGTATTTTCCGTTTGTAGGCCAATTCATAGCACCACCCCTACCCGAACCCGGAGTTATTACAAACCTAACACCTACACCACCTGCGCCTGTTCCGTCTTGACCTGCACCACCAGCACCACTAACAGAACCGGTTGGGTCGCCACTACCTGTGCCGAAGTTATCAGCATAAACTGAACCGGACCATGAAAAAGATGTAGCCCCTGTTGCTCGACAATAAGCAAAAATATCCATAGTTATAGTTCCATAAGTGTCGAAATCTCCTAAATCACCCGAACTAACTTCTTTTTCAAGTTGCGTTCCAAAAGATTCGCTCGTTGCGCTCGACCAATCGGAATAATCAACGGTCATTAAATCGGGGTTAACATCAGTAACCTTAAACGCATTATTTTGACCGCTACTTGCGGCTTCTGCAATACTAACGCCTGTTGGTGCAGAACCACCACTACTTGCGCTTGCGGCTATACAACCAACAACACCTAAGTTAATTGAAGCCACTTAATCACCCCACAAAGAACCATGTATTCGCGGCAACCGCAACATAGGTTCTCGCTGCATCATCAGATATGGCGGTGTGGCTACTCGGAATGCTACTGTTGCTTGTTCCCAATCCGGGTGTTAAATCTGAACCTGTGTTGTTAATGATAGTGTATTGTTGGCCTACTTCTGCGGTTGCAGGTAGGGTGGGCGCACCACTACCTGTTACATACACATACGAGCCCGATTGTTCGTCAGTTAGTGTTGTTGTGGTTGTTATGGCTACTACACTAATTTTATTTGCTACTAATCCGTTAGCATTCCCCTTAAACCAAGTAACTCCACCATCACCGGAAGTTATCAATAATTGGTCGTCTCCTGTAGGGTCAGAAACATCACCGCTACCAATTACAAGGTTGTTCGACCCTGTGGTGATATTATCGCCCGATTCTGTTCCAATGCAGATGTTCTTATCCCCGCTACTAACCAAGTAAGCGGCTCGGTAGCCTATGCCTGTGTTGTAGTCTGAACCATCATCGGGTGTATAAAGAGCCTGTCTTCCAATACCTATATTATAGTTAGCACTTCCATTGATTGCATACATAGCACTATCGCCAATACCGATATTGTAATCTCCCTCAAATGTTCCATCACCGCCATAAGTAGGCATATCTCCTATGAATACATTTTTCGTAGCATCAGACGTTCCTCTTGCACCAGCCCCATAACCAATACAAACTGAGTTAGTAGCCAAAGACCAAATCCCAGACCAAAAACCAACTGCGGTTGAACCGAATCCTATATTTTTACCAGCAGAAGAACCAATAGCGACAACCCTACTATCTGTGCTATTAGTCGTTCCGGCCTGTTTTCCAATAAACACACCATCTGTTGCTGTTGATATTGCCGTTCCGGCGGCCCACCCCATAGCGGTGTTATTCGTTCCGCTTGATAAAGCATCTAAAGTGGTAATACCAACACCTGTGTTATACACCGCACTACTTAATGTTCCTGTGGTTTGGTGGCCTAATAACAAACTCCCTGTGAAATCTGTTCCACCGGATTTTCCATCCGTTAAATCATCTATGCCGCCCGCAACCCCACTTGGTCCTGTCGGACCGGTCGAACCAGCAGGTCCGGTAGGGCCTGTTGGACCGGTTGGGCCTGTCGGCCCTGCTGGTCCTGTTGCACCCGCCGGTATAGAGAAAGCAAATACTTTTGCGGTGGCTGGACCGGAAGCAGTAACTCCTATCGGCCCTGTGCTGGCGGTCGGCGTTCCGAATCCCGCCGCCGCACCATCTGAACCATCCGAGCCGTCTGAACCATCACTACCCGCTGGCCCTGTAGGTCCGGGTGGCCCTGCTGGTCCTGTCGGACCTGTTGGACCTGTTGGACCTGTAGGTCCGGTGTCTCCCGCAGGTATAGAAAACGCAAACACTTTTGCTGTATCCGGTCCGGAGGCCGTTACACCTATTGAACCGGTAGTAGCAGTAGGTGTGCCGAAACCTGCCGCTGTTCCGGTCGGTCCTGTCGGTCCTGTTGAACCCGCAGGTCCGGTAGGTCCGGTTGGACCTGTAGGTCCGGTCGGTCCGGTTGCTCCATCTGAACCGTCATCACCTGCTGGTCCGGTAGGTCCAGCAGGTCCGGTAGGTCCGGTAGGTCCAGCAGGTCCGGTTGGCCCTGCTGGTCCGGTAGCACCTGCTGGAATAGAAAAGGCAAAGACTTTTGCTGTATCCGGACCACTTGCGGTAACACCGATTGGTCCGGTGCTGGCGGTTGGAGTGCCGAATCCAGCGGCACTTCCCGTTGAGCCTGTTGGTCCGGTCGGTCCGGTTGGTCCTGTAGCACCATCTGAACCATCCTCACCTGCCGGACCTGTAGGGCCTGTAGGCCCTGTAGGTCCTGTTGGACCGGTTGCGCCAGCAGGTATTGAAAAAGCAAAGACTTTAGCCGTATCCGGCCCACTTGAGGTTACACCAATAGGGCCTGTAGTTGCTGTAGGCGTTCCAAACCCTGCGGCTGGTCCTGTCGGTCCTGTTCCTCCATCACTTCCAGCCGGTCCTGTAGGACCGCTTGGTCCTGTCGGGCCTGTAGGTCCTGTCGGGCCTGTTGGTCCGGCTACTGTTGAATCAGCACCCGTAGGACCGGTAGGGCCTGTTGGTCCGGTAGGACCTGTAGGTCCAGCAGGTCCGGTAGGACCTGTAGGTCCGGTATCTCCTTGAGCCGCCAAAAGACTCCAATAAGAAGTGTTAGTAGGTAGTATAGAACCGGAAGAGGTATGTGCTTGAATACAAATATATGATGATTCTTCAACCGTATAATACACCGCATCATCCACTTGATACGAAGTCGAAGTAGCCCAATTTCCTTCCCACACTAAACCTTCCGGTCCTGTGCTTCCAGCCGGTCCTGTAGGTCCGGTAGGACCTGTTGCCCCCGTTGAACCCGTAGGTCCAGCCGGTCCTGTAGGTCCTGTAGGACCGGGAGGCCCAGCAACCGTTGAATCTGCACCGGTTGGACCTGTTGGACCTGTTGGCCCTGTTGGACCTGTTGGCCCTGTTGCACCAGCAGGTATGGAAAAGGCAAAAACTTTAGATGTATCCGGACCGGATGAAGTAACGCCGATAGGACCGGTGGTAGCCGTAGGTGTTCCAAACCCTGCTGCTGCACCCGTAGGGCCTGTTGGACCATCCGGACCATCCGGTCCTGTAGGTCCTGTTGAACCCGTAGGACCTGTTGGACCGGTAGGGCCGGTAGGACCGGCAGGGCCGGTTGGTCCTGTATCGCCCGAAGGAATTGTAAAAGCGAATATTTTGGCGGTATCCGGCCCGCTTGAAGTGATAGCAAGAGGGCCGGAAGAAACGGTAGGTGTTCCAAAGCCAGCCGCCGTTCCTGTTGAGCCTGTAGGTCCTGTAGGACCTGTAGGACCATCCGGACCGGTCGGTCCTGTCGGTCCTGTCGGTCCGGTTGAGCCTGTAGCACCTTGAGGTATGCTAAATGCAAATACCTTAGCAGTATCCGGACCACTTGCGGTAACTCCCACCGGACCTGTAGTTGCGGTAGGTGTTCCGAAACCCGCCGCCGTTCCTTGAGGTCCTGTTGGGCCTGTTGGGCCTGTTGGGCCTGTATCCCCCGTAGCACCTTGAGGGATAGAAAAGGCAAACACCTTTGCCGTATCCGGCCCGCTTGCTGTAACACCAACCGGTCCGGTTGAAGCAGTAGGCGTTCCAAATCCGGCAGCCGTTCCTTGTGGTCCGGTCGGCCCTGTTGAACCCGTAGGTCCTGTAGGCCCTGTAGGTCCAGCCGGTCCTGTAGGTCCTGTAGGTCCTGTTGTTCCAACATTACCACTTGGAGTATATTCTGCTACTATGGCCGCATCATTAGAAGGGATAGAACCGGAAAGCGGGGTTACATCTATTTTGAAGTATCCTGTTGCTTCTGTTACTCCTGTTACTGTAAAAATTATTGGTGCGTCAGTATCCGAATCTGCTGAATCAAAAACAAGTGTTCCTTTGTTTGTTGAGGTTGAATCATCCCATGTTCTATACCACGCTTGTTGGTCTATTCCTCCTCTTGATTCATCATCAATATAGATTTTACTTATTGAGGAAAAAGTGGAATTATTAAATCTAACTTTAGCATCAGTTGGGTCAGCATCAGTAGTTGTAGTGCTAAACACATATTCCGGACCGATTCTGTTACCCCTTGCGCCTGTAGGCCCTGTGCTTCCGGGTGGTCCTGTTGCCCCTGTGCTTCCTGTAGGTCCGGTTGAACCTGTAGGTCCGGTTGGACCTGTAGGTCCGGTTGGCCCAGCATCTCCCTCATCTCCTTGCGGTCCGGTAGGACCGGTAGGACCTGTAGCCCCTGTCGGACCGGTAGGACCTGTAGCCCCTGTTGGTCCTGTCGGACCGGCTGGGCCGGTCGGTCCTATCGGACCTGTTGCGTTTCTCGACAGAACAGAAATCCAAGAATCAGCAGATATACTTTTGATAATACCGTGTTCATTTTGAACAATTGTAGTTTCACCACTTACTGTTACTCCACTTCCAGCGGCAATAGTAATATCTCCAGCACCCTTATTGAATAGTTTAATTTCTGTATATCCTGTAGGCCAATCAACTGATGATTCGGGGGGAACAGTAATAGTGCAACCGCTTGCATTATTTACAACTAATGTTTTTCCTTCGTCTTCTCTAACGAGGGTATGTGTTGTTCCGGTAATGTCTTTTGGAGGTCTTACATCTATTGCGTGTCCTCCAAGATTTGTTCCATCACCAACGAAAACCATACCACTTGAAGTGTCTCGGAAAAGTTGCGCCCCATCCGGAGTTACACCGATTCTATTTGATTCGGTGTCCGTGAATAGGTTTCGGCTATCACTTATCGGCATACAACATCACCACATCACTACTCTTATTAAACCGTTAGGCTACCAAAAACAACCTTTGAATATACAGTTGAGGAGGAAGTTAATGGTCCAATATCAATTACTGATGAAGAACCAGCACTTGTTGTATCCCAATAAAGACCTGTTCCATCGGATTTTAACACTTGACCGGCTGAACCAACACTTGTTAATCCTGTTCCTCCTTGATTTACACCTAACAAATACTCTTCATCTTTTGGTAAATAAATACCCTCCGAAGTTTCAACAAACCCCCACGAACCTTTTATTGTTGGTTTTGAAGAACATCTTATTATTCCACCAGCCGTAGCAAGTAATACGACACCTTGATTTATTGTTAGGGAGTCAAGAGTCATGTTTGCGCCCGATGGTATTTTGAACATTGAACCTGCGCCCGATTCATTATCGAGTATTAAGTTTCTCATTCTAAATGTGGTTATTGTGGAATTGAAAAATGGTAATTCTGTTGCGGCACTTGTGCTTCCCTGTAAAGTCCATTTTGATTCACCACAATGGAATGTAGCAGTATTGATAGTTAGTGTGCTTGTTTTCAAATAAAAGTGCTTATCTTTATCATTAACGCTGATAGTATTTATTGCAACTTTTTCAAAACTTGCACCACTATTTGCAACTAATGAATACAAATCCACTTTACCGTTTGTAATACTTGAATTAGGAGTTACATATTGAGTTGAAAACTTACCACTAACTAAAGTTACCTTTGGATAAAGACCATCACTTAATTTTATGGCCGTTGATTGAGTATTAGTTATTTCAAAGGTTATGTTTTGTCTTTGGCTTGATGTATAAGAAAAGGCATCACCAAACTCAACAAATGTTGATTCGCTACTAAGGTTGCTTCCATTACTAAATGAAAGTGTTTTTGCAGAACCCGCCGATAATGTTCCGCTTTTGAAACTTGCAAACTCTAAACTTACATTTACTTGTATTTCAATTGTTCCGGTATATGCCGATGTAACACTAATAGATTTACAAGAAGTTAAATTAAAATTGCAATTGCTATTGGATTTATCGTTAAAAAACAAATCTCCACTTGTTAAGTCGCTTGAGGATGGAGTGCCGCTACTCCCGTCAAACCCCTCCCAATTACCAACAGTAGCGGCAGAAGCGTCTCCTGTTCCATTAGTCCAAGCCCAATTACCCATTAGGACACCTCAAGCCTTGAACCCGTCTGCGTGGAATTAAAGGCTGAACCACCAGCCTCCGTTATCATAGACAATAGGTTGTCGGCTTGTTTCTGCATAGTCTCTAATTGACTTCTAAATCTAATATCCTGTTGCCTAAACTCATTCTCCGGCACATACATTGGGGCGGTATCAACGAGAACTCGCAGACAGTCGCAACATACTAATGCCTTAATAGCAGATTCTTTAAGTGTGTCTGTAACCGCATTAGTGCCTACATTGTAAGAGTCATTTCTTGCAACTTTATTTACTTCTGCGGTTCTTATGGTAATATATTCTGAGATAGTAGCATCGTTAAGTCCTCTCGGTCTATTCAACAGGTCTCGGATTTGAGCAGTTGTAACGGCCATTTAATCATCTCATTCTTCTTCATCGAAGGCTATATCAAATATAGCGACCCCTTCCGGTGGAATAGGGTATCTTCCCATTGAAAAGAACTCTCCCGATTTAACAACTTGTCGGGCAAGGCGGCCATTCGGCAACCAATATAGGGTTTTATGCTCTAATTCGGGGAATGGAGAATTACGAGCAGGTCTAACTCTTCTAATAAGCCAACCGCTTCCACTTTCCCAATAATCAAGCCGATGTTGAAGATTCTTTATCGTTGGATTTTGGGGTATTGGTATATTTCTTTTTCTTAATTCCCTTGTTAGGCTTGCTTTGCTTTTCTTGCTCATCTAATTCACTTTCCTTTTCTATCTTTACTTCTTTCTTAGGCATAGCCTCATCAACAACTAATGTGGAATCACGAAGACCGTAAGCCCATTCTCTAATCGCTTTCCTATCCGGAAGCGTGAGAACAAGGCTTACTTCTTCGTCAGAAAGACTCCTTCCGAGTTTTCTTGCCGCATACGAAAGCGCAAAGTCTTCGTTAAGCATCTAACATCACCACACTTAAGCGGCTATGTTAGTGATTTTACAAATCCTGTTGTTCTTACCGCTTGCTGCTCCATCTTGGTGTTCGTGAATTACACAACCCATGTAGCCGCTTAGAATCCAATCAAAACCAACGCCCGGAATACGAGTCAATTCTGTCTCCATGAAGCCCGGTCCGTTGTATTGGAAGAACTCAGCAGTCTCAGCACCCGGCACTAATAGAAGTGCGGTGTCTGCAAGACGGGAGTTGCGACTGTATAGAACAGTTAGGTTTGCAACTCGGCGTAGGTGGTCTGCAAGAGACTCAACTACATTTCCATATAGAGTTGTGTTTAGTAGGACACTTCGTAGTTTCGCTGGAACGATAAGGACAACTGCCTCATCACCACTAACTCGACCGTTCTCAAAAATCTTATCCATAGCGGAAAGAACATTGGATTCTGCGTCTTCTGCCGCAGTATCCCATTCCTTACCGGATGCAACGGCAACAGACTGCCCTGCACCATCAATCAAAGTCTCAAGGATTAGGTCATCAATGATGTCTGCCCTGTTTCGCACGATAGCCAACTGTTGTCGGTCAAGAGTTTCAAAGGACTCTCCACGAAGTAGGGTTGAATCAAGGAAGATTGTTCGGCCTTGACCCTTCTTTAGAGATACTTCGTAGTTAGCAGTTCCAATGTGTGTTGGCTCGACTACTGCGTTATCATCCACAGGGTAAGTAAATGTTCCATCAACACCGGAATACCACTTAAAAGTTAGCCAATCAACTGTTCTAACACCCACAACCTGTGTTCCAACCGCAATCAAAGTTGATTGTAGTTGGATGAAGTCTCTTAGGGTTTGTTCCATTACTGCGTTTCCCGGTCCAAAAGGTCCGTCAGCCGCTTGCACATTCAAAATCTCATCTAATGTTTTACTCATTTAATCACCTCAAGCAATTGCCGCTCCGTGTGTATCAACAGGGATTAACGCACCTTCTGTTGCGGATGCGGTGTCTCCCGAAAGTGGGGCGGAAAGGGCAGTAGCGGCGTGTGCGGAATCGCCAACATATAGTCCGAGTTTCTTATTAGAACCTGCGGTTGATGTTGCAAGACCGTCTGCACCGACATATACGGTGTCGCCAAAGTCAAAAGTGGCTGCCGCTGCACATTGAACCATCAAAACTCCACCGAGAGGATAGTAAGAAACTGTTGCCCCTGTGGTAGTAAGTGTGTGGTCTGCACCGGACCTGCTGGATGAAGCAGTTGTAATTCCGATAGCAACTGATGCTGCGGTTGAAAGGTCAGCGTGGTTAGCAGTTGAACCAACCTTCAAAATCTTTCCTGTTCCATAAACAACTGTGCTGTCTTCTAATTCAATATTTCGTGGTAGTGGATAAGTCATCAATAATCACCTCTAACTTCTTCAAATGACTTCGCTCGGAAGTCGCTCTCGGAGCGTGATAGGGTTCTGTTCCATGCGGATACCCACATATTGTAAGCCCTCTCATAATCTGCTTCGGGAGTTTCAATTCTTTCTTTGTTCAAGAAATTAGCAACTACTGCGCCATTGTTTGCAGTAGGAACGGATGGAGACTCTTCTTCATCCGGTGTTGATGCCTTTACAGGCTTCATATCAACAATTGGGGTTTCCTCAACATGGGATTCCTCCCATGAAGCAATCAAACCGTTTAGGGTGTCTGTTGAAAGGTCCTCATGGCCCTTCATTCCCAATTCTGATGCTTTCTCAACAAGAGATGTGCGCTCGCTTTCGGCCTTCTCTTGCTCAATTCTTTCAAACTCAGCAACACGAGCCTCAAGGAGAACCTTCTCAGCAATAAGAGCCTCGACATCGTGAGTGTCTTCTTCATTTGCAATAACTGTATTTTCTTCGCTCATAGGTAATTCACCTGTTTTCGACACCATTGGATTATTTCTCCCATATATAACCGTAGCGGAAATCTCCTTCTCTTTCTTTTCGACAGAAGTTATTTTCGCTCTATCATAGGCTGGTTTATGCACAATAGCCAAATGGTCGAAATTAAAGTTAGTATTGAAAGCATACATTGGTCTTCCATCTTCTGCTTCCAATGTTTCATCCGGAATACCTGTTCCACCGATGCTTACTCCGTATCCTTCTCTTAACCAAAGTCCGGACTCTAAAGAAGCAAACAATTCTTCTCTTAGAACATCACCTGCGAAATGGACTTCAAATGTGTCTTCTCCGGTGTAATTAACATAAGCATCAGTAACCACACCAACAACGGCCTCATCAACGCCGCCATCCATATTTCGTGTAAATCTGCCGTTCTTTACGGCAGGGTGATTTAGTGTAATATCCGAGTTAATCATAGCACTTGCTACTGATTCAGCAAGGTCTGCACTAATAGACCATCTGTTTTTGTTGTATCCCTCGTGGAATGCAATACCCTTTATTGTTACAACGGACTTTCCATCTTCCGCAACAACGCTGGTTTCAATAGAAGTAATATCAATTTCAAGAGTTACTGCTATTGGTTTGCAAGAACCACCTCTCATTTCTTGACCCGGAGGGCAAGAATCTCCCTCTTTATAACCTTCGACTGTGTTATCATTATCCTTTTTAGAATCGTATTCCTCGTGTGTGCGACACGGCATATAGATTCTTTTTCCATCCTGTTCCATGCTATGAATAGAGTTGCAACCCAATTCTTCGGCTCGTTTTCTTGCCTCTTCGGGTGTGCTAAACATATCTTTAGTCATTTCTTCTGCAATAGCCTTATCATCTGAGCCATCACAACCACAACCACAACCCATGCTTTGCAAGTTTTCCTCCGTTTCATAAATATGTTGCTCGGAGGAAGTATAATCTGTTACTGATTTCCCCCTTTCCCACATTTTACAAGACCAATAGCGAGCCTTCCATTTTGGGCCGGGAGATTTGCAATTATGGCGTGAGCGGAAAGATTTTCTCCTTTCGGGGTCATCTCTTTTAATTTCCATGTTAGGGTCGCCAAATCTTACAAGAACAACATTACCCTTTTCATTTTTTGTATAAACGCCAAACTTCTTTGATTCTTTAGGTGTTCTAAACGGTTTGTTAAGTTTTACCTTGCGGCCTTGATATTCTGCCGCACTTAACTCTTCTTCCGCATCGGGGTCGTTTTCACGATACCATTCAATAAACTCTTCTTCGGTTTTTGCCGGAGAGTATAGTTTTGTTCCGTCTGCTAATGTGGATTCGTGGATTTCGCCATCAAACCCTATTTCTTCGGATTTCTTTTGTGCGCCTTCCGGTGTTATGAATAAATAATCTTCCATTTTGCTTTCAACAACCGCCCAATCTTCATATTCTTCCATTTCTTCACCGGCCTTACTGTTTGATTTTCTTTTATGCGATTTAGGCAAAAGGTCGTTATCCTGTTTATAATTAGGATTACTTGGTCTTCCATTACGCATGAGATATAAAAACGCTTTTACTCTTGCAATCCCCCAACCTGTGCGAGACATATTAGGAGCATGGGTATTACTGAAAGCACCAGCACCCCTGCGGAAAACAGACTTTAGCATACCCATGCTTGCTTTTGGTCCTTTGTTTTTTTTATTACTTTCAGTCATTAACTTTCGGATTCGGGCTTCTGTTTCTTTACTTATTTTTATAGATTTATTGGGCTTACTTGCAGAATCCTTTTTGTTTTTCTTTGAGCCCTTTCTTCTTTCGCTGGGTTTTGCTGGAGTTTTACGAGGGTCATTTTTTTTAGGTTTTCCGTATTGCAAAGCCTCAACCGCTTTATCATCAGCATAAGAGTTGCAAATTGCAAATCTTTGGTCTCTTTCCGGATATTCAGTATTCATTTTATCATCAGACATACAACGGGAAATGAAGTCTTCTCTTTCTTCACCTTCTCTTCGTGTAGGCATTATCTTTTACCCCCAAAATACTCAACCGCATGGCCTTCTTCAATAAGCGTAGCATTAACATTTGTTGAACCAACCTTTAATTCGCCCAAACATCTTCCAAACTTACCTACGCCATGTGATTTCAAAACAACGGTTTTACCGCCGACTAATTGTTCAAGTCGTTCTTTAGCGGCAAGACCCCTTATTTTCTCTTCTTTATCTCGTGTCCGTGATTCCGGCGCATTCAAACCATGCAACCTTACACGAACATTGTAATGAACCTTGAATCCCAAATCAATGCGGGCATCCACCGTGTCGCCATCAACGACTCGCAAGATTTCTGCTTGGTATTCCCACATTAGATAATCACCCCAAAAAAGCGGAGAACGGACACCCATATAGGGTGGCCGTCATACACCACTTACTCACCATCCGTTATGATTTCACAATCTATACAATTTCCAAGTGTGCAAAAGGAACAAAATATACTATTCATCAAGCATCAACTCCTTCTGTAAAACCATCTTGAGTTTTAAGATGTGTATAACATTGTTTTAGCAAGTTGTGTTGGTCTGCTTCATCTGTTACATCAAGGTTAAATTGAAAATTAAAACCACTTACAGGTGCTTTGTTTGCAGTATATTTTGCGACATCAACATAAATTAGGCCGGAATAGGTAATAACAAAGGATTTATTTCCCTCTTCGTCATATATTTTGTTCATTACAAACTCTTTTATTACTGCGTGTGCCGTATTAAACGATACACCAATTCCGGTATCAAGACTAATTGTGAGAGCCATAACTACTCACCTTTCTTTGCGCCTTTCTTACCGTTAGTAATTTGGAATGCCTCCATGTCGAGACTGTGTTGTTTCTGCATCTTTTCCATGTCGAGGTCATGCTTTAACTTCATTTCCTCAAGCATTCGGCTGTGGCCCTCGACTGCTTCTGCGGAAGCAACATCACTTGATAATTGGTCCGGCAAAATATTAATCTTAGCACCTTCTTTGCTTTTGAATAGGTCAAGAACAGATGTAATGATTAGTAGTGCTGGACCACCGAGTAATCCGATAACTGTTAATTGACTATCGCTAATATCTCTTTCTTCAACGATTGAGTAATATGATGCAGTAGCAGCAATCATAACCCACATAATTACGACCATAAATCCGAAGGCGAGCATTAGATACTCATTCGGGTTGCTCATTTTTAGCCTACGCCTCATGGGTCTAAAATTAGATAGGCGACTTATCAATGCTACTATCAAAATTACACTTTCAAGAATCATCTTCAACACCGGGCTGGGAATCTCGGCGTTCTAACCTTCCTGTGGTGTTTGATGTTTGAGTTTTGCGCTCATTTCCTTTTCTTCCAATAGTAGGTTCGTTCAAAATCTCTAATGATTGGTTTAAGTCAAGGATACCAGCATTATAACCGAGTGCTGCTCTTTGCATCTTAACTGTTGGGGATTCGTCTTCCACAGGCTCAAACTCTAATCGAGGAAGGTCTTTTCTTTGGTGTTCAATACCTAATAACTCAAGATGCTTTGAAAATAAGTCTGTTGTTGCTTGAACCAAAACCTGTTGCAGTCTGCGTATAGCAGTCAAGGCCCAAACATTAGCATTGTAGGTTGCCGCAAATGTTGAGCCCCGCTCTTGACCCGCTGCAACTCTCGGCACTTGCAATACTGCGGCAATATCTGCATTTACTGTATCCAAAAACGAAGTATTATCGGGTATTGTGTTTCTTGTGTCGGTGTGGTGAATCTTGATGTAATCGGGGAAAACAGGTATTTGGTCTCCTCGTAGCGATTCAAGGGTCTTTACTACTTCATCCATAATGTATGTGAGTCTCGCCTTTTGTTCTTCGGGGTCTGATATGTGTTCTATGGCTGACCTATCAATTGTAATGAATTGTTTAGTCATGGATTCTTCTAATGCTAATCTGTGGTTCATGGTGTTGTATTTTACACGGATAGCCTGTTCAAGTGAGGAAAAACGAGATGCACCCCATACACCGTATGTTTGGCGGTTTTCGTTATCCAAAAACCAATAACTCCGATAGTCTATTCTAATATGTAGTATTTCATCTGCGCTAAATCTTTCTTCTGTGGAGTCTCCTTCACGAAGAATATAATCGGTTGCTTCGATGATTGGGTTTAGTCTGTCGGTTGTTTGTGTGCTTGGCCTTCCATCGGTAATTGTAATTTGAGCCACAGGTAATGATTGCACATCTTCTATACCTACTCCTGTTCTTCCGACCAATTTGTTTATGTCGTTCCCATAAACCATTAGTGAGCGCATACCATTGATTAACAAATCATCAAAGTCAAGAGTTTCTTCAACTAAAAGTCTGATTGCTTCTCGGATAGTTGCGTTCTTTGCGTTTCGATAGTTGATAGTGTAATTGTTCGCAGTTAGTGATACTGCACGAACCGCACCGTTTAGTTCGGGGTCGTAATTAACCATATCGTCATATCGGTCAAACTTAGTCTCGTAGTTTGAGTTAGCCCGTAGTTTGTCTGTGTTTTCCATTATGTCTGTTAGACCGGCGGCGGCTTTAACCAGCAAAGGGTTTTCGCTGGAGTCTGCCCGTCTCGCACCCGCCCACGCACGAGAGAAGTCAATTTCCGGCTTTTTAGGTTGTGGCCGGAATCTATCGAATATACCCATATTTTCGACAGATATTTGCTATTTAATTAACTTTAGCCCAAAATCAGACGATATAACACATATAGTAGGATTCCCGACCCACCTGTTACTTGCGCTACTCGCTTTGTTATGAACCTATCGAGACTGTATATTGGTCCATTCATTATCATATCTTGGCTTTCTTCTATATTTTTCACGCTATTTTCAACGGAAAGCAATCTTTGTGAATGCGAATGATGAGCCTTCGTGTGTTCTCTCATTTCTACTTTCATATCGCTAACATCATCTCTTACAAGGTCCAATCTCGCCATTACCGCTAATGTTGATTCATCCATGTTCCGCAAAATATATTAAATGATTTATCAAGACTCGTATTTAATTCTGTTTCTGTCTATTTGTTTCCGGAAATATTACAGGCTCGCAGTATAACGGTTTTTGTATTAGTTTTATTTCCTATAAGGTATTTAAGATTAGAACCTAAAAAAAACTCTTATAGTGATTAGAATTAATAAAAAAAACGATAGACTGCAAGCCTGTATTTTTTCCGGACATAATTGAATCCATTTTGAAAGAATGATTATAACACAGTAATGGTTAGGGTATTTTATGAGCCGAGTATATGACCTCATCAATGAACATCTGAAAGTTGCAAATACTTTTCCAAACTCCGCACAGTTTGCTAAGTATCTGCATGGTATTGACCCTTCGGTTAAATACCCAACATGGAAGAAGCGTGTTGAAAGGTATCAACATGAGTTTGGTGAAATTGACTTTTTGATAGAAGACCCATACGAAGAATTGCCCGATGAATGGGAAGGCACATGGCGTTCTCTTGCTATTGAGTTACACGCACGAAGGCCCGAAATAACAATGAAAGCATGGGAGATGAGAATACATGATGCTAAGGTTAAGGGCTTAATCAAAAAGAAGCAACGACCTAACTTCATCACTACTACTTTTGGTGGTGAGCCGACTCAAATAGCCGATGTATGGGATGCTATCGAAACCGCAACAGGCGAAAACATACGAAAGGCAGAAAATGCAAGATGGGCTGAAATAACATTTGAGGGCGGTAAGTATCTCGGTATCGCTCTTGCGAGCGACCAACATATCGGAAACAAATACACCGACCACGAGCGAATGCGTGAGGATGCTGAATTAGTTGCAAATACTCCTAACTGTTACGCTATACACGCTGGCGACTTCATAGACAACTTTGTAATAGACAAACCACGACCGAGTATGAAAGCAACAATTCCACCGAGCGTTCAATGGAAACTTTGCGACCACTACCTATCAATGTTTGAAGATAAGATTCTTGCAGTAGTTGCTGGTAATCACGACCTATGGACCAGCGGCATGACTGATTACGACCCACTAAGCCGCCAAGTGCTTGATAGAAACATTCTGTATCATCCCCATGAGTTAAACATTAGAATAATGAACGGTAAGATACCGTATAACTTTGCTATACGACATAAGCGCAGGGGTAACTCAAACATCAATCCTTCTCGTGTAGTTAAGAAGATGTGGGAGGATGGCGAGTCCGATTTTGATATAGGAGTAGTAGGTCATCACCATACACCCGTTATTGAAAACTTTACACGGCATGGTCTTGAGAGATGGGCGGTAAGGCCGGGAAGTTACAAAATCATAGATGGTTATTCCGAAATGATTGGTTTCCAAAAAGAACGAGCAACCTGCCCCTTAGTCATATTATCCCCCGATGCAAGACACATTCAAGTCTTTTCTGATTTGAGAGATGGGTTAGAGACCCTTCGTGTATTAAATGGTGAGTAATATGGTTGATGACTTTTTAATTTCTGAAACATGGACTTCCGATTGCGAAGAGTTTATAGTAGGCACTATGTTAGATAATACAGATAATTTAGTATTCTGTTTAGAGATAGACGATTATGAAATTGCAAGTATTATTCTCGATAGGTCAAATGTTGAATCTCTCGTTGATTTTCTCGCAGAATGGACCGGATTTCCTATGTTTGTAGGCGGCGACCCATTAGGTGTAACAGATGAAAGGAAATGACTTACTAACTAACTTTAATCTGCAAAGAAGCAGATACGACCATAAACACTTCTATGAATGGTTGGGTTACACATGGGGCAACCATATAGGAGAATGGTTTGACCTATTCAATGATAGACAGGGTAAAAGTGTGCATCGTGTTTTATTGATTGCACCACGAGACCATTCCAAATCCACCACGCTAAGAGTCAAGGCTTTACACAGTCTGCTATTTGAACGATGGCGTAACAAACCTTTTACTACATGGTTATTTTCCGCCAGCAAAGACTTAGCCGCTAATCGTCTTGAAGAAATCAAAGATGACCTAAAAAGGCATCCGGAGTTATCCCGAATGATTGATGAGTCTAAAAGTAACAAATGGAAGTTGCAACTAACCAATGGTTCATGGATTAAGGCATCGTCTGTTGGTTCTGCTATTCGTGGAGAACACCCCGCAAGAATCATTCTTGACGATGTGTTAGATGATGGCGGCGATAAAACCGATGATGATATTAGACAATGGTTTAGAAAAAAACTAACACCTATGCTTTCCCCCGAAACATCTATTTTTGTTGTTGGAACGCCACTTTCTCTTACAGACTTATACCACACAGAAATGCTTGAAAATGAAGCGTGGGCTTCATGGAAGAAAGGAAGCGTATTAAATTATGATGAATGGGCTAAGAACCCCGAAGAAATAGAGGCCATAGCGTTATGGCCGGAGTTTAGACCGATTAACTTCTTGCTTGAGCAAAGACAGGCTATGGGTGAATTAGCATTCTCTCAAGAGTATTTATGTCGTGTAGTTGATGATGCCTCCGCCGTATTTCCCCAACACCTTACAAGAAAACACTTAGGGATGGAATCTGTATTAGAGAAAGAAAAGTTACATGAAGGCAGATATGTTATTGGGTTTGACCCCTCGCATGGTATAGGTAAGGACTATTCTGTTATGGTTGTTATGAGACAAGATAAAGAAGGATTCTTGCATCTTGTTGATATATGGCGCAGAAATGATTTTGAGCCGAGCAAACAAGCACATGAAATAATTAGACTTTGCACTACTTACAAAAACCCTATCTTTGCGGCGGAGTCTGCTGGATTCCAAAGACTCTATCAGTCTTTGTTGCAAAACATGGGTGCGAATATTGACTACAGACCCAGCCCCGTATCAAACAGGGTTCTAAAGCAAGGTCTTCTAATGAGAATGCGAGCATGGTTTGAACAGGGTAAAATCGTATTCCCCTACGGAGACCATGAAACGAGAACAATAGTAAATGAATTGTTGCAAGAATTAGAAACTCACGCTTGGGATAGCGGAGTAATTGTTGATAAGGGAAGACATAACGATATAGTTATGGCTCTCGCACACGCAATAGACCAATTCCAAAACATTACTTCTTCCTCTAACACCCCTATGGTATCAGCGGGAGTATCACTTAATAGTTGGAAAGGAAAGGCTACGCCTCGTAATCCGACCACTAATGGTAAGTTTGTATCGTTCAGACCTTAGAATGCAAGGATAGCAACGATTGCATCATTGGAAGGGTCTCCGGAAAACACTACTGTTACGGTGTTTGCACCGGTGGCCTTTGCGGTCTTGATGGTTACATTGTTGCTTCCGTCATCCTTTAGGGTTGCGATAATCTTAGATGCAGTAGTTACACCGGCTACAGTTAGTGCTTCGGTAGCACTACCACCAGCGGTAGTTACTTCCACAGCATAGTCTGCTAATACATCAGTTACGGCTGAAGCGAGGTCTGTTGCTTCGACTTCTCCGTCTCTAATGTGGTGGCCCATTATTACATCTTGCAATTGTCGGTTCTTAGGCATAAATAAGACTAATTCCTTCTGTTTTATTAAGATTATCTAAGATTTATAAAATATATAGGTTTTTCTATAAAAAAATAAAAAAATTACGAGAGGGGGTTGGCGTGTAGCATGGGCCGCCAGCCCCGTCATTTTTGGCCTCAAAAAGTTGCAAATCTCAAAGCCCTAAAAGTTGCAAAAACGATGGACTGCGAGCCTATTTGCAAGAAGGAAACCTTTACTTTTCAGACCTTTAGTCGAGGTCATGGTGTCCTACCATAGAAACGAGCGTGAAGACCGAACCGAGAATGCGGAGAATGAAGACCCCTACGGGGTCTTCCCGTCAGAAAAAGAGGTGTGGATTGAGAGCAATTTTTCTTCCAATCTTCACTTCACTTTCTATCCAGCGTCAAAAATGGATGTTGGATTACCCACCGTTGAGAATCTATACTCCGAAGGAGTATATTCGCCGGAAATCCTATCCATGACCTCAGTAATTCCAGCCGATGTTGAGCCGGATGAGAAATTGAAGATATTTGCAACTGTCCGGAATATCAGCGGAGAATATGAGGTCTATTCAACATCAGCAATAGTGTCGCAGTCCTTCATTCTTGAGACCGAAATGGAGTTTATGGAATGGTCGGAATTAGATGGCTGGGAACATCACGAAATCAGCGAAACAGCGTCATTTTCAGCGGTTGAGTTGGTTGCTGAATTAGGGTTGCTAATGTTGGAGTTGGATGAGTAAAACAAAGCCGCAGTCAAGCGATTTTGATTTTTTTTTTGGAGACTTAGTTAATAAAAACAGGAGGAAAAAGCATGAAGCAAAATGTGAATGATGATGCAGAAAGAACGACTGCACAGGATGCCGTAAGGCATCCTGTGTCTGAGGAGGATGTTCCTAAAAGGAACATCACCTTCGGAGATTTTCTGATGGAGGATGCTGAATCTTTGATTCAGCACTTGCTATCAGAAGGTGGGGCGACCATTGACCCAATCTCTATGGAGATTCGGAATTGGTCTCAAGGCTACGCAGTAGCCTTGAACACCGGACATGGTGAATATCCCTTTGATGGGGCTTCTTCCCTACGGGAAGTTTTCCTATCAAAATTGGATTCAGTAAGAACCGAAGCCGCCGAAAACAACCGATATATCGGTTGCTGGATTGAAGTTGATGACGAGAACAAAACTTCGTTTTGTTTTGAAACATCAGTTTTCGTCAATAACCAAACCAAAGCCATGAGACTCGGTGTAACCGAGTCTCAAAGAGCCATTTGGGATTTCAAGGAGTCGAGGGAGATATATCTCCCTACTTCTGAAATCAAGAGGTTGTGGATTATCGAGGTCTTAGAGAATCTAAGCCTTGACTTAGACGACATTGACTCCTATTTGGAGTCAGTAAAGGCTAAGGTTCAATTCAAAGAATTGAGGTCAAGGTTCTTTGATGCTCTATATCAAGGAGACATTAAGGAAAATATCTCCTCCTTAGAGGAGATAGCCGACTCAATGGAGGAAGAATATCTCGCTAAAGATTGGATAGGATTCCAAATGAAGGTTAGTCTTGAGACTATGCTGGATTTCACCAACTCTTCCGATTCGGATTTTAACTTCGTTAGGAAGGGAATTAACCGAGTTTATCGAGAGACCCAATATATCCTCGATTCGGGAAATTATTGAGGGTTCAATCGAAGATTGGAAATCGAATAAGGAGGTAAAATCAAGTTAGGGAAAAGTTGCAAATCCGGAGGGGGTCGGCAGTCTTCGACTGTTGGCCTCCTCCAACTCTTTTTTTGCTTATCAAACAGTAATCGGAGATTAAGTCAAGATAAGGCGAAGAATCTTCTGCAATTTTTTGGATTCAGCAGTTGGTTATGTAATAACCACCAAGCAAAATTGTCCGGCTAATATAGTCAATAGGTATCAACGAGTTGATACCGTAGTCCGGATATTAGGCCGATTCGGTCTTAGAAAATCAATCAACTCGCGCACCGGACTTCACGCAGGGAGAGTCATCAGAAGTCTCTTTGCGAAGTCCTTGATATGTGCCTCATATACGCCTCCAAATGACTGCCGATTTTTCGGAGGACTTGCGCGCAAATCCACGCGGATATAAGCAATAAATCGAAGATTTTTGCTTCATATCTTCAATAGGAGATTACACAGGCCTCCGTCTGTGTTGTGGATGGATTGTAAATCCAGCCACAATGTATCCGTATGTGATTTACCAAACAATACTACGGAGTATTGTTTGGAAAATTGCTGATAATTTTTGGGTATTCGGAAATAACAATTTGCAAGTCAAAACTCAGACGGTGTGCATTATGCGAAGTAAGAGTCTTAAGTAGGTGTGCCTCCGACAAGGGTGATGAGGTCGAGATTGACTGATTTAGGAGATGCCGGAATAATGAATGCCGTAGGAGTAGTAGTTGCCGCTTTACTACTCTTCGGAGTAGTGGTTAGCGGCTTTAGTGCGGAGATAAGCACAGTCCTCTCTATTGTAGGACTTGCAACTCTCTCCGTATCAAAGTCGTTTGCGATTACTGATAGCGAAATTAACGAAGTTAGGCGGCGAATCAAAAGATTGGGTGGAGCGAATATCTATCGAGCCAAAGGCCACCAAGATTCTGATTGCCCTTGTTGTGGCGAAGCCATGAAGGGAAGAGAAGTTGCAAACTTCCTAAGCAACGGTGATAGTGCTATCTTTGGAAACCGATACTCAAAGTGGCTTCACTTTGAATGTGGAATCCGAAATGGCTACGCCATCGGTGCTTATAGAAGCCATAAGGCTTCCAAAACTCCGTCAGAAGAAACAGGAAAGGTCATTTCATACCTTCACCTATACTTCGGATTAACTGAGTTGCTGGACTTCCTCAGTTTGGCTGATAGAGCCCATTCATGGAGTCAGCCAGCCTCTTCTGATGCGTTTTATTCAGCAGAAGCAAGGAGGGAAATGCAATCCTTCAATTCCAACTCGGTTATCTTAGCACAACCAAAGGTTGAGCCAACTCCTCAACCGAAGGTTGTTGAACCAAAGACCCAACCGAAGGTTGTAAAATCTACCACCGTAGGTGGTGCAGAAGGCCAACTTATCGAGTTGATTCAGAATATTGCTGGAAAAGCAATTGACGAGGAGACCGTAAGAAGGATTGCTCACGAAACCGCAAGCGGTGTAATCGAACAGTTTAGCAAGTCCTTCGCTCCGGTCAGAACCCTTGAAGTAATCAAGGGTCAGCAAATAGTTGCAAAATCCGGAAGTGTCTATCATCCTCACTTCCCTACTGCGTTAGGGATTATGACTGCTGGTCTTGCAACTCGTGGCTTCCCTAATCCGGTCTTGATGACCGGAGATGCTGGAACAGGCAAGTCTCATGCCGCTCAGATGTTCCATGCACTTCTTCAAGAAGTGGGTTTGCTATCTAAAGAACATGACTTCAAAGAGGTTATCTGCTTCGCAGATATGGAGAAAGGCGACTTGATTGGTCGAGTCAAATACTCCCTCAATTCAGACAACGAATGGAATATGAGCGGTCTGACTACTGTTCTAATCAATGGCGGCGTAGCCTTTGTTGATGAATTGGATAAAGCCGACCCAGCAGTTGCAACTTTGCTAAACGGAGTTTTAGCATCGAGACAACTTGTAAATCCGGTTACAGGCGAGGTCATTCCGGTTAGCAAGGATTGCTACATCGTGGCGGCGGCAAACACTACGGGATTTGCAAAATCCCCTCGATTTGCGGCGGCTCAAAAGCAAGACGCTTCGCTTCTTGACCGATTCGCTGGAGGCTTTGTCGCATTCGGTCATTCTAACCGAATCATGGCTCATATCTGCGGTCTTTCCAATGCTGGAAAGGTTGAGGCGGAAGAGAGCCCAGCAGGTGAGCCAGCAACTCCACAGGAAGTCTTCGACTCGTTCAATGAGTTGAAAGATTTGGCCGACTCTTCCCGAATGGGAATCCCAATGAGTTATAGAGCATTAGAAGTCGGTATGAGCCTTGCTCATTCCGGTTGGACAATGCCTTCAATCGTTGCTCGCTGGATTGTTCCTTTCAATGACGAGTCGAAGAGGCAAGTTGTTGCAAATCGTATCGGTGGTCTCAATTCATGGGAGGAATCGGCTTCGCTGATTCCAGCGGGTGTTGAGCCAATCACCACACCAATTGGAGGCGCGGTCTGAGTCGTAAGACTCGGACTCGCCCCCTCAATTTACAGGAGGTGAGACGAGAAATGCTGAACAATGATTCAACCGATGAAAACGGAGTCAGAACCGGATGGTTCAAGCACCAGCGAAGCCGGCCGATAGATTTCATCTATGCTCCAAGCCATTCAGCCATGATTCGTTCCATAGAATATGGAGAGAAGCATGAGAATATCGAAGATATTACAAATATGACTCGCTCCCAACTTGACTTCTATGGAAGAATTGCAAATCCAAAGGTCGTCAAAGACGAAGGCCGAGATGGAGTCGGACACGAGAGAGACGCTAAAGCCGTAAAGGAACACGAAGGAAAGATGCTCGATGCGCTTTCACAATTTCATTCTGAAATTATGGGAAGCATTCGATGCTGGACTGATGCTCCACGAGTAGTTAATGGAATCTCAATGGAACGCCTGTTCAATGGCGAGAGTCCATTCAGAAGCAAGAGGCGGGTTCGCATGAAGCAAGAAGTTGTAGCCCTCTTCGTGCCGACTAACTCTCTCGCCAATATTGACCCCGAAATCAATTCGATTCGTGCAAGTGCGGCTTTAGCCGCCGCTGAAATCCTTGAGGAGCAAGGATACATGGTCGAGATATATGCTTTAGCATATTCAGAAGATGTTGCATACAACGGCAACGGCTCAGTCGCAGTAACTCGCATCAAAGCGGCGGATGAGGTTTTCAACCTGTATCAAGCGGCTTCGGCCATGTCCTCATGGGTTTGGAGGAATGTTACCTTCTCCGCCCGTTCCTTAGCGGCAAGAAGGGCATCGAATGTATCATCCAGCGGTGCTGGAAGAACACTAAATCCGGACAAAGCGTTTTGTGAGACACTTGCAACTATTCTCGGTTGTGATGCTTTCAGCGCAGTCAATCACATACCACGAAACAATAATGTTCGGCAACAAGTGGAAAAGGCCGTTGATGCAGTAGTAACTGCAATCGAGGAGGTGATGGAACAATGTTAGGCGAAGACTTGCAAGAGTTTGTAACTCTCCCGACAGAAGCGGTGGTTGATGTTATCTCCACCCTTCTATCCGGAGATGAGAGCGAGCGTGAGGTTCATGCAAACGCTCTCCTCGCCTGTCTCCTTTACAACGAAGGAGTATCAGACAGACAGACAGTCGTAAGGCTGACCGAAGAAATCCTACACATGAGAGATGCGGCTATTCGTGGCGAGTCAATTGATGAGGCGGATATTGCAAATATCTCCCGCATAATCAAGGGAGGTGAGGAGGAATGAGCGAGGAAATCACTTGCGGTTGTTGCAAGTCTTTCCCGAAGGCGTGTGGCGAATGCGGAGCGAGACCCGCTCCCGTTGCTGGGCCGGATGCGGTTCATTCCGCCCTCAACCTTTGGCGCACCGAATTAAGACTTGCAAATAGTGGTCGGCTCAAACTCTTCACCCAATACCTATGCGACACTTGCTTTGAGCGCATTGTGTTTGATGAGTAGGTGTGATTCAGATGCACACCCACGAGAACGCCTTGCGTATGAGCAGACTCTCCGGCCAGCGCAAGCACCGAAAGGAGAACCGAGACGAGACAATTTTGACCCACGAAAAGGAGGTGTTGTCCGGCCTAATTTTGAGGGGTCGGGCGCACCACCCGCATACACACACCCCCCTACTCCCGCATGAGTTGTCCGTTTTCGGCGGATTACTTCATATACTGTGGAGGGAGACGAGATGGTGAGGACAATGACGAGCCCAACGATGGATGACCTAACGAACCGATTGAAGAAAGCGGTAGGCGTGGAGGAGGATTCTTCCCCTGCGTCTATCGAGCCCGTAGTGGAAGCGGGCAAGAGCCTACGCCGCATAAGGAGGGAGAAAGCCGAAGCCTACGATGAAATGGTTTTGCAAGTTGCCTCTCTCACGACTGCGTTAGGCAAGGCGCAGAATGGCCGCAGACTACTTGCACATCATGTTGAGGACTACTTTGAACAACTCGACAAAGTTGCAAATATGGCTGATGACGACCCCGACAAAGCGACTCAAGGTATGCGCTTACAGGCTATCCGCTCTCGTATGTTTGACTGCGTGGATGATACGCTGGGAGGTGAATGAATGAAGCCAGCAAATAACTATGGAAATGCAACTTTTCTGACGGATGAGGATGCCGATGTTGCGGCATTCATCCGCTCACACCCCGTCTTGCACGAGGCGATTGCCCTATGTGAGTCATACTTAGTGCAAAGAATGAATCCGAGAAAGCGCAAATATTTCCCCGCAGATGCAGTCGAAATCAGCAAGAGAAACTTCGTAAAGGAATGCAATTTGCAAGACTGTTTTGAGGACAGGAAATACTCAATCCATCCACACACAGGCAACCACAGAATCGAGTATGTGCCGAAGCAACCGTATGGTGCGGATTATGTGATATGCAGGGGCGATGATGATGTCTTCGCTCATGTGATGGATGAAATACGAGAGAGTCTTCACCATTTCGTGCCTTCTTTTGTTGCAAATTACACCGCCGTTGATGCAGAAGTCATCAAATTGTTGCAACCGCTCGGTCATGCAAACATAATCTATCAAATGCTCCAACACCCGCAAGAGCCCACGCTACGAAGACTCGTGGATGACGCTATCCAAACAGACGGTGCGGCGCATTTTCTTGCAACTTATGACGGTGAGGAAATCGAGATACCCACGAGCGGGGAGACCTACTACATTTACAGGAGGGATTGAACATGGATACATTATACGATTGGGCGGATGCAAACGGAAGGAGACCCGAAGAGGCGGGCTGGTATCAAACCCTGTGGGTATGTCGCACAGGCGAAAAGGAGGTGTTCTATACCCTCTATCAAGACCAAGTGTTCGTCAAACCACACCCATACAAAGCGGGTAAGTTTGCGGTATGGTGCAGAAGTAGTTTTGTTCAGAACCTTTCATACACACTAAACGAAGCAATTGCAAAAGCCGAAGACCTACGAGAGCGCACATTGGCTCGTGGATTTGCAAATGCTAACATACGCATCAAGTATTCCGAGACCCCACGAAAGAAGGTCGAGCCCTACTTCGACATTGGTTTGGGAGATGACTTCTATATGCACATGAATAACCGTCAGACTATGTGGTATGCACACCCTAACGAGGCGTTTTGGGATTATTGGAGAGAGAATAAGGCCGACCTAAAGGAGAACGGCATTTGGGTCTCTAAGTTAGACGGTCAATGGTTCGTATTCCGAAGAGTTGAGGAAGGCGAAGTCATGTGGTTGGATGATGACGGATATGATGTGAATGACCTTGATGTGGAGGTGAGCGCATGAGACTCCGATATAATTCAATTGACTTCGATGAAGAGGTGGATATTTTCTTCTCCTCGACATACACAGGCGACCCGCACGAGTTGAACGGACGTGATATTCTGTATTTAGTCAATCAGCAATTAACGCAAAGATACACCGACAAACCGCTCGATGCCCGATTTAGGGGAACGGCGGAGGAAATGAGACTTGCAAGAATGGTTAAGGAGAGGGCTGGTTTTGTGTATAACAAATACGGACTTTTGATTAGACCAGCGAGAGGTGAGGAGGAATGAACGAAGACATATTCGGATTTGCAACAGGCACGACAGACGGAAGCGGAGTCGTGGATATGGGGGATGGCGTATTCATCCCCACACGAGACTTTAAGACGGTGCGTTTGCCCGAACAACACGGAGGGCATTGGGTGGCCGTGATAGATTCAGCCGAGATAGGCACACCCACGCCTCATGGATGGAAGAGAGATGGAACGGTGTATTTGCTGGCCGCAGATGTGTCCGTCATCTCGTTAGACATAGGCACACAATCATGGGTGGCTACAAAACAGATAGAGTCCTTTTTTGCAAATGAGGAGGAATGAAAAATGAAAGAAACAGAAGACAAAGAAGTTATGATGAAAATACAGACGAGCGCACAACCCCCGTTGGCCGATGCCTTCACGACATGGATGCGTGAAGGTATATTGGCCGACAGGTTCAGCATACCTACGGGTGTTCAATTCGACCCCGAAGATATGAGAATCAGTATGCCCGCTGGCTTAGTATTCTTGCAAGATTGCTGGGCTAAGGCTTGCGTAGGTGCATTTATCGCTATGAACAACCCATTACCGAACCAAACAGGCGAAGATATGGTTAAAACCATGCGAGACACAGTTGCAAAAAGACTTGAACAACACATGGCCGTTGATGGAGATTTGTTCTTCCGATATAGTGCATGGGTTGATTTGCAACTTTACAACGGCGAGGATGAAGGAAATCCCGAAGAAGTGATGAAGAAGAATCTTAGCGCACTTGCAAAGTATTGTGCGGAAGCCGCCTATGATACTGCGACCGAGAATGCCGAGACATTACGAGACGACATTATGCTCAACCCACACATACGACAAACCCTACACGAGAGCGTGGCGAGGACAGAAGAGGCCTTGAACATGGGTGAAAGCGACTTGCAGAATATGCTAAAGGGAGAAGTTGCAACTGATGACGAAGAAGACTTTGACGAAGACTTCGTGGGAGAATGGGGGTGAGAGTATAGCCGTGAGCAACATACCCACCAGCGTTAGACGCAAGGGTCTCCGTGTGGTCGCTCGCTACGGAGGCGCAACCGCCACATACAGGGCTACCAGCACACGAGCCGCCCGTAGGCTTGCGGATAGGCTTAGGCGTGGATACTGCGAGAAGGTTGATTTTGAAGCCAATGTTCATATACCGACCAGCGAGGAGGAGTAGTTGATGACCGACACGACATGGCTACTGATACCAGCAGATATTGACCGAGATGTTAGCATCTTGCACGAGGGCAAGGATGCAGACGATATTACCCTTAAGCAGTTGCAAACTGCCGTAGGTGGGCTCATAGAATACGCCCACCACGAGTTAAACAGGAATAGTGAAATTATTGTGAATGAAGAGGGCTTGATGATGGGGCTACTTCCGAATGTGAGAGCAGTCGTTGCTTCTTGCATACAACAAATGCTTGTAGGTGATGCAGTCTTGCAAGTGCCTAAAACCGATGCACCCGCACATCTAAGGGCTATGGGTGAAATCACGGCGTTTGTGAGAAAAGAGTTGCAACAAATGGAGGAGGAATGAATATGATTGAACACCAAAAAGAAATTATTGATGCCTTATTCACAGGCATGGCGAGGGTTAGGAACATGATAAGCGCAAGTGGGAATGCCGTTCCGAATCAGTTTGAAATCTCCACCCAGCAAGGAGTTACAATCTTCCAATCGTATAATGCAATCGTGGCCGCTCGCTTGAGGCTGGGAGGACAGGCGGGAACGCAGGTCGTGCTATTCGACCCGTATTGGGATAACTACTCAACAACAACAAACCGCTATCTCTTGCAATTCTTGAACGAGGGCTCGATTAAAGATGTGCGCCGCAAGGTGAAAGACGGAGTATATGTCTTAGCCAGCGACCTAAAATTGAAGGAGGACTGAACATGGATACAGAACAAATGAAACAACGACTAACAGAACAATTGCAAAACAAACTCAACGGAGGGGAGGAGGCACTTCATCAAAGTCATGTCTTTACCTCCGCTCATGCAGGTGATGCTCGCCGCACACGCAAGCCGCCACGCATGAGTTTTACAAAACCCTCCCCTCCAACACCTCTCCCTACGGATGGCGATTTCTCGCTTATTGCAAATGAGAGAGGCTTCCCAATCCTCGACTTTGTAGTTGCTTGCAACTCGTGCGGGGCAAGTGCATGGGAGGCTTGCGACACAGGTATTTGTGTGCCTCGCAAGCAAGAATGGATTACGAGAGCAAATGCAAATCGTGATTCATACCATAAACTTGCAAATAATGCCGAGACATGGAGGGTGAGCGCATGAAGATGATTAACACGCTCAAGTTTAACGGACATACCCCTGCCGACACCTACGCATGGTCTTCGCTGAGACTAACAGGCACAGTAGGTCTGTCGCACAATGAGAAGGAAGAAGCCTCAAGGGGTCTAACGGGTTGCAAAATCAACTTCGACACGCCGGATATACGCTGGGGTGTGGAGGATATAGATGCCGCCCTCGCAAACCAATTACTCATAATGAGCGCACCCGACCTCTTAGAACAGGTCGAAAAGTTGCAACATAGAATCGGTGAAATCACCGACCTTTGTATGGAAGAAATCGAAAGAAAGGGAGCATACGATGCGCCACAAATCGCACTTGATATAATGGAGTTGATTGAATGAGCGACATAGCATTATGGAGCATAACATATATTGTTGATGGTAAATTATACACAACGAAAGATGATTACGACCATTCATGGCTTTGTGATATAGACATGGATGATTTAGTATTAGTGGAGGAGGGAGAGTAATGGGAAACAATTGGAATAGCAGACAACCAGCACGAGACAAACACGCCTTAGAGCGCATCAGAAAGCGTTACAACAGGTGGAAGGCCACATACGCAGATAAGAGCGGGAAGTGGAGCGAGGCGAAGGTTAGAGAATGGTTTGAGAGTAGGCCACGCACTATCGCCGCACGAGAGAAGGCGTTTGTGAAGGAGATGAAGGAATGAGCGAAGAATGTTGCAAATATTGCGGAGAGATAGCAGAAAACGAAGAGACAGTATGGGGATACCTATATTGGTGTGATAGTTGCGAGGATGCGGCGAGACAGGAAATCTATGACGGAGTTGCAAGAAGGATGGTGATTGAATGAGATTTTACACACTAAGAGAATTAACATGGCGAGGTTTTGACGAATGTATGGGTCAATCCGATATTCTTTGCCCCGAATGCAATTACCGACTCGACTTTCATTCACACTACCCAAAGCGAGGGCAGGTGTGGCTCACCTGTCCGTATCAAGATGGGTGCGAGTATGCACGAGGCGAGGGCAGGTTAGCCACCGAAGAAGACTTAGACGAAGGAACAGACATACAGATACAGGATTACAATTACACATGAGGTGATTTGATGGAAGGAGAAACGAAAGGAGAAATATTGCTACGGATAGAGCAAATACAGTTGAAACTCGCTTATATTGACGATGAAAGAGCGGGGTTGGAAGAAGACTTGCAAATGCTCGTGAAACAATACGAAGAGGTGATTGAATGAACATATTTGTGTTAGACGAAGACCCGATAAAGGCGGCTAAGATGTATTGCGATAAGCACATACCTAAGATGTGCGTTGAATTGTTGCAACAATTAGGAAGTGCGGCAATCAAGCATGGCGCACAACCCGAACAATTGCCTGTCGCCAAATCCACAGGCCAGCCGATACGAGGGGGTTATCACTTCCACCCTTGCACTATTTGGTGCGGCACAACGAGGGATAATTACCTATGGGCGGCACATCACGGTGCGGCTCTATGCGAAGAATACACAAAGCGATTCGGGAAGGAACATTACTGTGCTAACGGCATCGAGATATTGTATGGACTTGCACATCTAATTCCGGAGACATACATGGCTGATGATTCGGGAGGCGTGTATCAAGGCGTAGGGATACCCATAGAGAGAACGGGTATGACTCCGTTTGCTATGGCTATGCCCCATGAGTATAAACCGAGAGGACTTATGAGAGACCCTGTGTTGAATTGGGTTGGAGTCATCAAATCTCACGCAAGCGGGGATGAGGCCGTCAAAGCATACCGCCGCTACTATCATTCTAAGGCATTTGCAACATGGGAGAAGGGGCGACCTATGCCCGAATGGTTTGATGTAAAGTTGCAGGGATACTTGCAAGGGGTGAGCGAATGACCGTTGCTATCTGCCCTAAGTGTAAATATTCAATAGGATGGTGTGTCTCGCATGGTTGCCGAGAAAGAAAGGAGGACTGATTATGAAGTGTGTAATTTGTGATGGTGAAATTGAGAAGAAATATAGAACAAACGCTAATGGCGAGCGAGTCATGTATTGGGATAAGGGCGAGAACGCCCAGCCCGTAGCGGAAGGAAGTTGTTGCGAAACTTGCAATTGGACTGTTGTAATACCAGCGAGGTTGAGACTATGATATTTGACGCATTCAACGACATATACGAAGATTCGATGGAAGGAGTAATTGCTCTTTTGCAAATAGTGCTGGGGTGTGTGGGCGTAGTCCTGTGTGCCGTAGCGGGGGTGTTATTATGAGAAAAAACCGAACAACAACGATACAGATTGACGACAGACACAACACGAGAAAGGAAGAGATTGAATCACTAACCGATTTCTTGCAAGGAAGTTACTCGATGGTTAGAAGGGCGAATATGCGTATAGGCGTAGGTGGAAATGTATCCGCAGAAATAAGCATGAAAATGTGGGGGCTTCCGGACACCTTCTATTACATCATAAACATGGGCGGGGAAATAGACCAAAGAACAGAAGCACTATTCTTCATCCTATCCCGTTGTGATGATTTCTCGATAGACGAAGAAATAATACATGGAATTAAAAAGGTGCAAGTAAAGAGAGGGGAGGAAATGGAGAATGGCTCTAACGAAGAAGCATGAGCAAGCAGGGATACACACCTACAAATGCACAACCTGCCGCCGTGTGTTGAAGTCGAGAGGCCGAATGGGAAGAATAATAAACTGTGGCCGATGCAGTAGGATAAAGCGAGAACAGAAGAGGATGATACAATGAATGATAGACCAAAACCCGAAGATGTAAAGACGATAGAAGATGCGGCGAGTTTTGTCGCATGGTGCATAGGAAGCCAAATAACCATAGACGAAGAGTTAGGTTTGCAAGAAATACGAGGCGGCAAAATAGAGTATAACCAATTTGCAGAAGCGGTTATCATGCCGGACTATCTCGATGATTTCCAAAAGGTATGTGAAAAGGCATTTGCGGTTTTCGATGAAAACAATGTGAGCCTTACCTGTTTCCTTGCGGTCATACAACTTAGGAAGGGCGTATCTATGCTATGTGATGATTTAGGAACAACTAATTTCAACAACACCTATGGGTGGAGCGATGACGACTTTTATCCGAAAGGCCATAGTCCGAGAGACGGTATGTGTAACGAAGTAGGGCAAGCAGTCTCACGCATGGCTATGTCCGGTATAGAGGGCTTCGTCTTAGATGGGCGAGGCTTTGTAGGCATGGATATGGATGCAATAAGAACCGCTGGTAATGAGAGAGTCATAAGGATGGCTGATTTGTTGCTACGCCTTGATTTTGAAGTAGCAGATGAGCCTACGGGAATCCCCTTCAAGATGGGCGAGGGCGCACAAACAGTTGATGAAGCAGTTGATGAAATACTTGCAAATCACGAGCCTTTCCTCCACGATGATGAGGTGGGCGACATAGACAACGATGACGACTACGATGATACAAAGGTGGTGTGGTGATGATTAGTGTTGAGTTAATCCCCCGCAATAGTTGGGGAAGCAACCTACGCACCCTGCTACGCCCTGCGACATGGGATAGGCTACGCAAGGCTTGCTACGAGAAGGCAGGTCATGTATGTGAGATATGCGGGGATACGGGGCATTCGCAAGGCCGCAACCACGCAGTCGAGGCACATGAGAAGTGGGAGTATGATGATTTGCAAATGATTCAGCGATACAGGGGCTTGATTGCACTTTGCCCCCGCCACCACGAGGTAATGCACTTAGGCAGGGCATTAGCAACAGGAAGAGGTGGCCGAGCAATACAACTACTTGCAAAAACTAACAATTGGAGTATGGAAGAGGCGTTCCAACACGCCAACCACGCCATGATGTTACACGGAATACGCTCAATGCGGGGCGAATGGAAACTCGATTTGCAAGAATTATCTAACGATAAAGCATTAACAGATTGGGATAAAGAAAACAATAAGGAATGGATAAAATGAGAAGACAAATAGTGATAGAAAGAGGAATGGTGTATGGGGAGTTTGCAACTAATAGCGGCAACACCCTAATACGAGCAGACGATGTGAGCGCAGTTACGGCTCTCAACAACGGCGGGTGTGATATACACATGATTAGCGGAACGATATTCACGGTTGAATGCGCCCTATCAGATGTATTGCAAATGCTGGGGCTTGACGCTTGTAAAGTGTTTGAAGGAGATGAGTAAATGTCGAGGAGACAACGCACAGGTAATAGCATATTCCGCTACAAAGGCCATAAGGAGTTGATTCGGTGCGCCGAATACTTAGACGGAATGATAAGCGAGGCCACTACACACGAGTTGCTAAACAATGTCCGTTACCGCAACGGCAAACGCCTCAATCAATCCGCAAGGCACTTATCCGCCCGCTTGCAACGCCATAAGTCGTTCAAGGGAAGGAAAGACCCCAACAACATACATGGGGCTACGATTTGGAGTCTTGCAAATAGAGACATATTCGATGAGAAGCCGCCGACAGGAAAGGGTGATTGAATGAGCGACTACAAGGTGGAAATACTCGGCGGGGATGGAAAGGATTTGCTCATTAGCATAACATTTGATGACGGAGATATTTACGAAGGTTGGGTGGATAAACAATGATTAGCGAAGACGGCGAAGACATACATATCATTTGGTGTGTGGATGATGTTCATTTGCATATACCACGCCTAACGAGAGAGCAAGCAAAAGAGGTCTTGCACGAAGCATACCGTAAGCATGATGCGGAGTTAGGTATATCGTGGCTCACTTTTGAGATATTCGCAGAAATAATGTTCCCCGAAGGTGAGAAAGAATGAACGAATGGAAGAAGTTTGATTTTACAAAGAAAAAGGATGGCGGAATCATGCTAACACACAGGGGAACGGCGGAAACATGGTTGCATTTAGTGTTTGATGAAGAGACCGATGACTTGTATGTAATATTAGATTATTTCAGAACACCGAGAATGGTTGGCGAATATGAGCGATTGGATATTGCAAATAATCCTACACACCAGCACTTTTGCAACCAAATAGGTTTGTGGTTCATTCTGAATTGTATGCGCCGCTGGAAACACGCCCCCAACATTAGGTTGCAACTACTAAAGGCGATTGAAGATGAGCAAGACGGTCTAAGTGCCGCCCATTTCATCTATCTATACCTATTGGGGAGTAACCTTGAAAGCGAGTTTAGCGAGTATCATAGCAAAGTATATACGAATGCGGAAGATGAGTTGCTAAACATACCGGAAGGCATCAAGCCGCCGATAGACCCCAACGGAGTTACATTCTATGCCGACCCATACTTGCAAGGGTTATGAGGGTGAGATACCCGTTTTACACGCAAGAGAGGGATTCAGCGCAGTTGCAATTTGTGGATACAAATACCCTGTGCAAGCGCACCACGAAGACCCTCCCGTATTCCCCGAATACTTCATGGATGATGCGAACACGCACCTAAGACCGAGATGCAAGAAGTGTTTTGCAACTATTGATAAGGAAAGATAATCCAGCACAGTTTGCAGAAGGCTTGCGGGTCATCCTCCTCCTTAACATATTGTGTGTTGTTTTTCATTCCTCGTAAGCCGTCTGCACCTAACGCTTAATATGTCGGCGTAAGCGTGTATAGGGTATGAGGCATCCGGTGCTTATAGGCGGTAAGCATCTATTTGCAAAACCGGAAAGACACATCATCGTCAAAGATTTTCAAGCGTGGCGTTTAGTGCAAAGAGGAGAGAGAAAAAGGAGGCGTTTTAGCCCACAAATTGTTTTGCAAGTCGGCGGATACGAAATAGTTTTGCAAGGCTACAATGCGGTTTGGGATTTCCTCGATTGCTTGCATCAAGGCTTGAGAAGAACAGAATTGAACGCATTGATGAAAGGCTATGCCTTTGATGTGCAACAATTCACAGTCATAGAGGAGTTGCAATTCATCATAGAGGAAAGCAAGGTGGAATATGTTTGTTTTGATGTTGAAGAAAGCGGTTTTGCAAAGGCCAACCGAAGAAGAATCCTTTTGTTGCCTACAAAGAAGGGGGATATGGACTGTTCTCTAAAGTTTGTTGATGGAGAAAATGTGGTTTTTGCAATTCTCAAGAGCCCCAAAGAATCGCTGATATTGATTTTGGGCGAAGGCGGAGTAAGGCCACGAAAAGGCGTTATTGCAAGAAAGGAAGGAAGCGTTGCGGAGTTTATCGAAGAACACTATGATATGCCGTGTGAGGCGGTCGGAGACCACCAATTCAAACTAAATATGTTTGAAGAGGAAGTGGATGAGTTGGAATATTTACAATATATTCAATTGATTCAGCCCCTCGTAGGAAAAAATACAGGCTCGCAGTAAAGCGGTTTGTTGCAATAATTCTATTCCCTATGGGGCATTTACAGGAAACGGATTAAGAAAAATATCCCATAGTGAATAAAAAGAATTAACCAAAGAGATTACTGCGCCTTTGTATTCTTTCAGAAAGAATAGATTTGAGCCGGAAGTAATGCAGGTTTATAGGGATAAAGAAGGGCCTTAGTGGTATGGGAACACGAGGCGATAGAAACCAAACGGGGGCGTATCTTATGGATGCGGCCTATAAAATAATAGAAGAGAACGAGGGTGCTATGGGCGTTGCCGATTTGCACCAACTACTCTTAACGAGGAAGCCGGAAGGCGGGCGCACGAGAGATAAGGCTACGCAACTAAGCAAAAGCGATTTCATACAGAAGATGAGGGCTTCGCCCATACACACCTATACGGATGGTGTAGTTATGAATCGAGACTTAACCGAAGTTGCAAAAAGATGGATGGGCTTCACGCACCCATTACGACCACGAAACAAATTACCCACACTTATGTTGAGGGAGGTGGAAAGACTTGAGAGGGCCGGAAATAAAGAATGAGAGTATGATGGTTTGGTATGAACCTCCATCGGACAAACCAACTAAGGTGATTATCTATTCCCCTCAAGAGCCATGTCCTGTTCCGGCAATCATATTCGGAACAGTAGCCAATGAGGGAAGAAAGGTCGGAAATGTCTTCTCAAAATTACTCAATGTTAAACCGTTGCAACAGGCATTCAACGATGATGATTTGGTGAATATCTATGAGACTAAAGACTCCGATGCGGTGTTAATTTCTATCAACGGCCTTCATCAAATCAGCCACGAAAACTCTAATCATTGGTTGTTTGGTTATCCGATTGTTAGAGACGCATTGATTAGCACTTTAATTAGATATAGAAACATTACCGAAGTCGTATTTGCAACAACCGATATGTATTCCGATTTTAGGTGGAAGGAAGACGCATTCGCTGACGAGCCCGCTTGCCGTCTTTACGAGAGCGAGGAAATCCCCGAAGAATTAACTATCCCCATGTTCGTTTATGCGGGATTGTATATTTGCAAGGCATACGATTTGCGAAGCATGGTTATGTGCTTCTCCGCAAGCGTGGAAACGCCCCTAATTAAAGCGGCCTTTGCCGATGGTGTAGGGCTATTGCCCTTTATGAACCTCAAAATAAACTTAGATGATGCAAAAGAATTATATGATGAATGGGAGGCCGCAACTAAAGAGGCCGAAGGCGTGGTTGCTCAAATACTAAAACAGGCAAAAAACGACTACAAAGGCATAGCGTATGAGTAGGTGGAAAAATGGATATATTCGATGAGTTGCAAGATTTCTGCGATAAGAACCACTATGTTAATGTGCAAGACAAAGTGCCTATCTTTTTGTGTAGTATAGGAGCGCACATATTCAATACGATTAACAAATGTAGTCGGTGCGATTTCGACCCAGCGAATCCAATAGATGACTACTTCTCTATCCCCGATTGTCCGATGAGACACGACAACGACCCAATATACACGCCAATGTCGAGGCTCGCAGACACACGCATACACATACTCATGCGTGGGGCTAAGGGTTCGGGAAAGAATGTGTTGATTGATTTATTTCTTGCAGAAGGAACGGGTCTCCTTTGGAATCCCGATGGGTTCAACGGTGTCGGGTTTAGAACAATGATGGGCGCACAGTCCGTTACAGAAGCGGGTATGTTCGGGAGTATAAACGAAGACGGTTATGTTGGTGGTCGCCCACTTGCAAGAGAGATGTGTGGTGGCTTCTTAGGGTTTGAAGAGTTTTCATCAATCACGGATGCGACCCGAAAGGAACACAGTATGGATATGAAAAATCAAATGCTAACTTCCCTTGACTCCGGCAGGGTTCAGAAGGGGATGAGAAATGGATGGGTTAGATACAATACTCGTTACACAGTATGGGCTGGAACACAACCTGCTCGGTTTGAATTGGTCTCCGGACTTGACCGAAGGTTCTTCATCATTGATATTGAGATGAACAGGGGCTTAGAGTTGCAATACAAAAAGGCGCAGAACGCACAGGCACGAATGACTCCGGCGCAAAGGGCAGACTTAGCGGCGGCGGCTATTGAAATGCGCTCATGGTTCATTCGCCGTATGATGGATGCAACACTAACTCCCCCTCTCGGTGTGCAATTCACCGAAGAGTTTGAGGAATGGGTTTTGAGAGATACTGTTCGTTCCTTTGAGAGCGACCTATTCAGAAGACTTGCAATTGGTTATGCTATGATGCAACCGGATTACAAAGGTGGTGAAATACTTACAGTTGGCGTTGATGAAAGACTTGCAAGAATACTTGCTTCATCCTTGCAAATGCGAAGGAATGTTATGGATGCCGACCTTGCGCTGATTAAGACTACATATTGGAACGAGGATATGCCCCGTTCTAAGTTAGTTAAGGAAATCAGCAGGGCTATTACAAACGGCGATTATCAACAGGCTAAACGCTGGATTGAAGAGAATCTAATCGGTGAAGATTGGTATAAGGAATATGTGCCTCAAGTAGCGGGCAAGCGTGGGAGAAGAGGAGTCATGTGCCGTATAGGTATGCCGGATGGTGAAGATTAGTGGTTAAGCACCGGAGATTCATAGATGCCGTCTTCCACCACATACGGAAAAATGGTGCGAGACCCATAAATGGTATGCAAGTTGATATACAAATAAAAACACAACGAGGCAAGAAAAGAAGGTTCAGAAACCCACCCACTAAACAACAAATAGCGAGACTAATGACGGCAGACCCTCGTTTTTTGCAAATAAAAGAGAAGGGAAGTAATGTTTGTTTGTGGGGGATAAACGAAGAATATTTGCAAAAGGTTAAGAAAGAGGGAGAGGAGGCTTAAACATGGTCTATGAAATAGAGCAAGTATTGGATGCTCTCGATGTTTTTCAAGAGCATTTAGATGGTAATTTTGGTCTGTCCGATTTTAACCGAGAGGAAATAGTTGATGCGTTAGAAGACATACTAAACGCTATGCCCTGTGATTTTTGCAACTCCCCTTCGACAGATGAATTGATTGATAATGCGTATTACTGTGAGGACTGTCTTAGTAAAACACAGGAATGTTATGTGTGTGAGAGCGTTGTTATGCCGGAAGAATGTATCTTTGATACAGAAGCATTAGTTACAATTTGCATTACTTGCAAGGATGAAATAGACGCAGACCAGCATACATATTAGGTGTTATTGTGAAATCTAAGTGGCTTATCGAGCAACGAATAGAGGTCGAGGAAGACCCCATCGTTTTAGAAGCCCTCCGTTGGGTTTTGGAGAGCCCCGAATGTCCTCTTTGCAACCACCCTCAAAGGAAGGACTTTGAGTTTTTAGTTGCAAATGGAACACAATCCCCTCCCTTCCTTGAATCTAAACACGGCTGGCCGGATGGTATCGTGGAGGAACACATGAAGGAACATATTACCTACGATGCTAAGGAGGCTCAACAGATAGAGGAAGCAAGGTCGGAGGCTATCTCGACTTTGGATATGGCCGAAGATGTCTTTTCCCGCATCCAACAATGGCTGGATGAATGGGAGGAGTTGAAAGAGCAAGACGGCATATCGAGAGAATGGTTGTCCGAAGCCACTAAGTTAGTAGCCGCTGGTAATCAGTCGTTGAAGTTGATTGGAACGCTCAAGAAAGAAATAGGCGTTGATTCACAATTGATGCTTGCACACCAACAGGTGCAAGGGATACTCGGTGTGGTTGTTGATGTTTTGCAAGAACACCCACAGTTGATGAACACTATGGAGTTGAGGCTTGCGGCGTTGAAAGCACCCTCGACTATTGATGCTGAGTTTGAGGTGATTGAATGAGCGCAGGTGAGCCCGTAAAATGGAGGGTGCATTTCAATCAGTTAATTGCAAGACCCATCCCCAAATCAGAATATCCTAAACTCATTGATAAGATGCTCGATGACGGTTTGGTTTGCTTGCTCACACCCAACGGCTATCAATGGTATTCGGGGCGTTATCGGGTATCGGCAAACGCCGTGAGAGAAATGTGGAATCTGTCTGCTTCTCAATGGAGGAGATTCATGGAATGGGTTTATATCTATGACCCCTTCTCCATAACTCCGGAGGAGTATGCTGATGGCGAAGAAGTATCGGAGAGCGGCGGTGAAGAAAGCCGTTGAGAATTGGAAGAGAAGTGAATGGTTTTCAGCGAATGATATACTCGATTTCGCTTTGCAACAATCCACCCAACCCAAAGGCGGCTTTAGTGTCTATACTGTTTCAAGGTTTCTTTCGATGATGGAATACAAAGGGCAGATAACTTCTAAGAATGAGGGAGGCGTGAAGGTGTATAGGAGGAATGAGTCGTGGGATGCGTGATATTTACAAACGAGCCTTCTGACTATGAGAAGGGTGAAGTTGTTTATCTCGGCAGCAGAATTACCGAGCCGCCTGTTAGAGAAGGAGTTACCTATATTCTTGAGGGCAGTCTTACAAAAGAAGAAGCGGAGACGCTTGCTTCTTACATACCTTACAGAATGGTTGTTTGTTGCAAAACTAAGCCTCGTTTTGAAAGTAGCGAAGATGTATTGGTTGCATGGAAAGATAAACCGAAGACTAATCTCTATCGTTTGATTAGCGGTATTAAGAAATATCCACAAAGACTCTTCATCCACCAAAGACTTGCAACTGCACCCATCCCCTACTTGCTTTCAGCATTGAAAGGAGGCGTGGATAATATTCAATTTTGGAGATTACTTGCGGCATCTAACCTAACATTACCGGATACTTACACCCGTTCATTGTTCGCTTACGGTATAGATAGTGAGACGCACAACATACCTGTTGCAAAACTTGCAAAAGACGATGAGGTATTGCTCGATATGCGTTCATCGGATAAGCACATAGATACAATTTTGCAAAACGATGTTGCATTCGCAAACGAAGTTAGGGAGAAGGGAAGAGATATGATTCCTAAAGGAATGAAAAAGAATAAGGTTGTGGATAAATGGGTAATGTAGTATTGGCTATGTTTATTTTAGTAGGCTTTTGGGTTGCTTTGATGATTTGTTGGTATCTCACTATTCCCTTTTGGGTTGTCGTGAGGCATCAAGGGGCGGCGGAAAGACAGCAAGCACAGGCCGAGAAGGATTTAGCGTGGATGGCGGCCTTTCAAAACCAATAATATAACATAATAAAGTTGCAAAAACTAATGTCTGCAAACAACAGGCGGCTACGCCGTATGGTCGTGGATATTCTCTATGAAAAAGGCGCATTAACGAGAGTTGAAATTGCAAAAGAATTAGCGGATAAACGCTCTCTAAGAGAAGTGCCGAGCGATAATTCCCTTTCTTCCGTTCTTGCAAAAAATGTGCAAATAGAATGTGTTGGTTATGCGGTTGTTGAAAAGTTAAACGGTAGTAAAACAAAACACATGGTATTCGACATAAGGAGAGACCTTATCCAATCCGAAGAAGATATACCCCTTACGAGACCCGTCTCGTGCATGACGGGCGCAGAAAGAACACAGGCGCAACGATGTTCTCAATGTGGGAGGCAACGATTGATGCCCGATGGAGAAGAACCCTGCCTCCATTGTAGGAGGGGTTTATAGGGAAAACGAACCGCATTAGCCTTATGGAAAACACACGGATTATCGGTATATCGGGCTCGATGAGAAGCGGGAAAACAACTCTCGCACACAGATTAAGAGACCATATCCCTAAGAGTCAGATATTCTCCTTCGCAGATGAAGTTAGGAGAGAGGCGAGACAGGCTTTTTGTGATACTCCGGAAGCGAAAGCGGCATGGGATGAGATGCTTGCGAGCGACAAAGAAAAACTACGACCCGTTTTGCAAGCATGGGGTGCTTTGAAAAGAAAACTCTATGGTGCTGATTATTGGGTCAAAAAAACGCTGAAAGCAATAGAGCAATCGGCGTATGATTTTGCAATTATTGATGATGTGAGATATTTCAATGAGAAAAGGTATGTTGAGAATAGGGGTGTGTGCATACGCTTAGAAAGCGACAGGTATGACTTATTTGAACGAGGGGCTACTCTTGAAGCCCTTGCACATGAGAGCGAGAAGGACTTGAATTATACTCACTTCGACAGACACATAAATACTTCGGAGTTAAACGAGTATGATACTTTCATTGAGGCATTAGAGCGAATAAAGGGGGTATTTGATGGGCGGTTGGAATAATCTTTGGTGTGAAAAATACCGACCGGAAACGCTTGATGAAGTGGTCGGGCAAGACCTAATAGTAACGAGGCTAAAGAGACAACCGAAGATGGATTATTTATTCCATAGTGCGGAGGCTGGAACGGGAAAGACCAGCGTTGCAAGAGCCTTAGCGAGAGAGTTAGCATTTACAATTCACGAGTTTAACGCATCCACCAAAAACCAACGGGGCATAGAGTTTGTTGAAGAAGATGTAATACCATTAGTTGCAACTAATAATCCAGCCATGATTATTTTCCTCGATGAAGCCGACCAACTTACAAATGCGGCGCAATCGGCTCTAAAGGGGGTTATAGAGAATGCGAGTTGTATGTTCATTTTAACTTGCAACGACATTAACAAAATTAGCCAATGGTTGAAGTCGAGATGTGTCCTTATGGAGTTTGATACCATAGATGATGAGGCTATACTTGCAAGACTCACCTACATTATGAATAAAGAAGATAGGTGGGTGGATTATGTGCATTTGAATCGTATCATACACGCACATACGGGCGACCTCCGAAACTGCATCAATGCTTTGCAAGCCATAGCCTACATGAGCGAGGAAGATAGAGACAAATACACCAAGACTCTTTACTCCGAAGGCTTTGACTACGAAAGATTCCTCCGCATCTGCTTTAATGACCGTGATGTGGAAAGCGCAGTAGCCATGTTCGATGGGAGAAACCCTCGTCAGATAATTAGGCAAATATTTAATTTTGCAACTAATCACCCCTCCAATAAATCCGAAAGCGTAATGGCGGTGATAGAAGCGGCGATTGTATCCGAGCGCGATTTCATAAATGGGGTCATGCCGGAAGTAATTGTATGGAACTTCTGTCGTATTTTATGTTCGGGGTTTATAGGGAGGACAGATTTAGGACAGAATAACCCCAAAAGGTGAGAAAATGGATAACACAATGTTAGAAAGAATATCGAAGAATGTTGGTTGCTCGATTGAGCAACTGTCGAAAGAATTAGCAGAAGCACAGGCGACTCACAAAGAGAACCTAATTTCTGCTGGTAAAACTGAGTCAGATGCAGATACAATTTGTCTGCGTATGGCCGCAACTATGGTTAGAAAGAAGATGGCTTCGCTGGCCGCAAGCGGTTGCATCAATTATGAGGGCGCATTTGTGTCCGTTCCACGAGCAAAGGACTTTGCTGAATTATCATACAAAAAGATGGCTACGCAGTTAGAGACATTACCTGCAAGTGGTATCAATAACTTAGTCTCTCTCGGAAGTATCATGTTTTACGAGCCCAACGGTAACGGTGGATATACGAGACTTGCAAATCCGAGCCTTTTGAATAAGGCTTCGTTTGCCGAAGGCACACGAACAGATGATGTGGAAGTTTTGCCGAAGAATAGCATGGGTATCTCCGGTGGAAGGGCTTTCTCTCTCATTTGGAATAACACTATGCCCTCATACCCCAGCGGGGATGCAAACTTCCGCTACGGAGCGGCAAGACCTCTCAATGAGCCGGAAAGAACATCTTATTTCTATGGCCGCAAGGCTGGAACAGATGACGAATTGCAACTCGTTCAGATTGTTGCAAGTGGGAAGATGAGCAGGGCATCATACCCTACATTTACTGCTGGTTCTATCGCCGCTCGGCCTAATAGAGACGGAAGTAAATTGTATCTCAAAGACGGAGTTAGTGAGTTTGTAATTGATAACGAAGTTGAAAGTATATTCAATGGAGACCCTTCGACATGGGAAGTCGAAGGATTAGATATTACCCATGTTGCAACTCTTGCAGATATACCTACATTCCTTGAGGCTCTTGAGCCGAGTAGGAAGTGGGATGCTTTGGTTATCATGGACTTAGAAGTGATACACATTGACCCACGAGAGAGAGGCGGATTCGTCTTATCTCTCGGTGATTTGGACTACACTTCCCTATCAATGCCTATTGACCTATGGATTCCATCTTCTCAAGAAGACCTATTGGACTTCGGAGTAGGAAGTGTCCTAACGGTCGTTGGAAGCGCATGGGTCGGTAGGGATGGAGACTCCCGCCTAACACCTACGGGCTGGTTCGTTAAGGACTCTATCGCTACTGCGCCTGTCGAGCCGGACATGGATGAATCTTCCTTGATTGAGGGGTGGGGATGATGGGTTGGGGTCAAGCCCAACAATCCTCCGCCACACAATTACCAGCGGAAGAGACTCAATATGGGCGTGAGTATTACGCCAACCTTCTAACACAAAGGAGGGAACACCATTTCCCCATTAGGATTTCCGCAGTAGGCAAGGAGAATACTTGCAAAAGTAGTCTTCTAACTGAAATGGCTCTCGGTATAACCGATAAGGAAGTTGCAATTATTGATGTTGATAACTCAGCGGCACAGTCAATCCTCGTTAATTATCCCCATGAGATGCACAGAATTAGAATCATATCTGTCTTCGATGAATCGGATGCTTCATTATTCAATGAAGACAATACTACAAATTGGGTTGCTCTCGTTGAAAAGATGGCGTGGTATATCCGCCTTATCGGTGAAGAAGTTGCAAATGGTAACATTGGTGCAGTAATTCTTGATGGATGCTCGACATTCCTAAAGTGGTGCGAGTTTAGTATGACGGAAGTTTTGCTAAAGCGGGGCATCATCAAGGAAGAAGGCGAGAGATTCAATCAAGCCGAATGGCGAGTTAGAAATCAATTGTATAGAGATGTAATCAATAGAGCGCATCAGTTGCAAGTGCCGTTTGTAGGCTACACTTTCCACCTAAAAGATGTAAAGGAATGGATGGATGTTGGCGGCGGTCAGAAGGGTCTAATGAAGGTCGGAGAAACGCCGGAATGGGAGGCTGGAACAAAGAGGCTCTTCTCTCAGCAGATTTGGCTAACTCGCTTTAGTAAAGAGGGAGACATAGCCGCTGGTGTGGCCGCAGATAATACCCTTGAGGACAATGAATGGGTCGTGAGAGCCACCATTAACGAAATGAAGGGTATGAATCAAGAACACTTAGGCACTACACATGATGTGTTAAAGGTCAGCAACGGTAACGCAGAATGGTTTGGGTTGCCCTTCTTGAAGTGGGGTGAATCGAATGGGGAAGAGGGGGAAACGCCGCAACCACTTCGTCAAGAAGTGGATAATTGAGGTCTTGCAAGAAAGCAAGACTCCAATGACGGCTAACTCCATTGTCTCGGCCATCAAAGAGATGCGCCGCAAGGTATCCCCCTGCGAGCCCCGTATTTCTTCCGTGAGGATTTGCAAAGTCGCTCATGGTATGCCGGAGATTAGGAGAGAATACGATAACAAACAACAATGTTTTATGTATTGGGTTTATACGGAAAAGGAGGGTGTGAATATACATGATAATCAAGAGAGCAGATTTGATAAGCCTATTGAAAGCCAATAAGAGAGAAGCATACATCGGCAAGAAGAAGACCGCACAATGCGAGACCTGTATAATTGTCTCGATGGATAGCGATAAGGTGGTAACTTATAACATCGTAAAGGATGGAGTTACAACTCTTCACAGATTAACGATACCTGTTATATCCTCGTCTGTCGGACTGTTTGCTATTGCAGACATAGATGCGGTGATTGGTGCTTTGAAATACCACAGTTGCCCTGTAACTCTTAGCACAGATAGTGATGCTACAAAGTTGCAAATAAAGAGCAAGGGCAAACAAACGACTTTACTTTCTTCACCAAACGCATTTGCATATACGGGTGCAAGAGTTACGATAAAGGCTCAATTAAACAAAGCGAGCGAGATTATGGAAAGAATAAATCTCTCACCTACTGTGCCTTCATACACCACAATAAAGGGAGAAGAATATTCCCCCGAATTAGTATTTACTTGCAAAACAGAACATTTGCAAAACGGTTTGGAGGCCAACACCATGAACAATCAAAACTTGCCCCATGTTAAGTTGGTCGGTAAAAAGGATGGTATGTATATTAGTGCTGGTGATTTTCTCAAAGGAAAGACTGAAACCAAAATACACCAAAAAAATTACTTGCAAATCTTAGATTCCGACTATGAGTTTGGTGGTGGTTTGGAGAACATTGACTTATTGCGATATTTTGGCTCGGAAACTATTGTGAGTATATTCGATTTCCACGATATTAACGGCATGGTCGTCTTCGGGTTTAGAAGCAAGGAATGTGATGATAACTTCGTTATCGTGCTGGGTAAAAGGGTGGAGCAAGATGTTAGTTGATTGTTCCTGTGGGTGCAGATTCAGCGCAAACTTGCAACCGAATACTACTGCTACTTATGTTTGCCCCGAATGCAACAAACACTACGGGATTAGCGTTATGGTCTATGCTAAGTTGCCGGAAGGTATGTTCAAGGACAAACTATGGTTAGAGGAAGCATATTGTATAGAAGGGAAGACTATGGAAGAAATAGCGACCGAATGTGGAGTAACTGCTATGACTATCAACAATTGGCTTAAACGCCATAATATACCTACGAGAGACAGGGGAAGGAGATGATTGTTACTCGGAGGGGGCGGAATGGAATCATCGTGCGAAGGCGTGATGAAAACCGCAATAGAATAGAGGAGACTTACAAAAGCAATCCTTTCTTTTTTGTTGCAACCGAAGACTACGCTCCTCATATTTGCAACTCGGCAATAAATGCCGAACACGGATTCAAAGGTGTTTATGGCGAAGAATTGACTAAGGTAACAGTCAGCGCACCCGAAAATATCCGAGACTTTAGGAGCGATAACCCCTCCTTGCGAACATGGGAGGCGAATATCCCATTTGTAAATAGGGTGCTGGCCGAAGAGAAAATAATGCCTCCGAATTACGAACACCGAACATGGTATCTCGATTGCGAATGGTCTATCAACACCGGAAAACTAACAATAATGGTGGTCTATGATACCTATACTAAAGAACACTTTATTTTCTTCACGCATCCGGACTACAAAGCCGGATTTCATTCACAATTCCCCCTAAAGAATCATCCCGATGGTTTAGATTTGTTGCAATTAGATAAACCAGCATTAGCATTTAGTAGCGAAAAGGAAATGCTATCGGCTTTTGCAAAACTTTTACACCAACACGACCCCGATATAATTACCGGATGGAATGTGGTAAATGCCGACATAAAGAAGATTGTTGAGCGGATGAATGATAACGGCCTTGACCCTAAGACTCTATCACCCTTGAATAAAATAGTGTATTCCTTTACTGATTGGAGGCAACCGATTATAGGTGTGAATGTTATTGATTTGATGGTCGCCTTTACTCATCTTTGGATTATTAAGAACGGGCAACTTCCCGATAAATCACTTGCAACTGTCTCATCCGAAGTCTTAGGGGAAACAAAAGTTGAGTTGCAAGACGGGCATGATACATACTACACCGACTTTGGAACATATCTTGCATACGCAATAAAAGATGTTGATTTGTTGCCTAAACTTAACTCGGTGAATAACGCTATCGAGCATTACACGGCTATACAACATATTGTAGGGTGTGATATTGCAACTACTCCTCACATAACTAAGTTGCTAACTGTTCTTGCTTTGAGGGATGAGGAGTTTAATTTGCAAATACCTACTAAGCCGCAATTCACCTACGAAGATTATCAAGGTGCTGAAATAACCGCCGTTCAAAAGGCGGGTATCTTTGATAATGTCGCTATTCTCGACATAAAGGCCATGTATCATTCTAATGTGGCTCTTCACAATATAGGCCACGAAACTTTATCCGAAGACGGGGTGGATTGTGGGAACGGCACTAAGTTTTTGCAAGGAAAGCCGAGCCTCCTTTTGCGTCAGATGGATAACATGACTAATTTACGAGAGGAATACAAATCGAAAATGAGAGCGGCTACTACTGATGAGGAAAGGAAGAGATACGATGCTTTGCAATTCGCTACTAAGTCTATGGTTGCTTCTTTGTATGGAGCGGCTGGCGATTCTAAGTATGGTCTTTATCACCCCGCAGTAGCGGCGGCAATAACATTTACATCTCGTGAAACACTTGCAAGACTAAGAAAAGAATGCGAGAAAAGAGGTCATAATGTCCTGTATTCTCACACCGATTCCGCTTTCGTTCAAACTGATTCCCCCGAACAGACTATACAATTGGTGAGCGAAATAAATGAATCCATGTCTCCCATAGTAACTGAGTTTGAGAGGTGGTGTGATAGTATGTTGCTCAAAGCAAAAAACAGATATGCTGCTTCTGTCGTTTGGACTGATGGTCGCACACATGAGCCAATCGAATACTACAAAGGAATAGAGTTGAAACAGAAAAGAATGTTCCCTGTTATGAAAGAGGCTATGGCTCTCGTGATATTCGGTTTGTTGCAAAAGAAAAGCGAAGAGGAAATCACAACGAGTCTCGTGGAATTAGTAACTTCTATTGTGTCCGGAGAAGTGGCCTTTGAACGACTGTGTATGAAGGGCAAGTTGGAAAGAAACTTGCAAGATTATTCGGTGCTTAGTGGCGCATCCGCTGGTGCTTCGTGGGCTAATGATTATTTGGCGAAGGGATATAGGAAGGGCTCAAGATTTCTTGTAACTCTTGACGAAAACGGTAAGTATATTGCTTGTGATTCCGAAGAAGACTTGCAAGGAGTTGCAAAAGTTGGATATAGGGAAATAACAAACCGATTCATTGTAAAGAAAGTAGCGGATTATTACAAAATCATGGATTGGGATATACAACCAATAGAAAACGCCCTAAATGGTATTGATGAGTATGTTTGGTTGTGAAAAGGTATATTAGACAATGTTAGTTGGTGAGAAGTATGAGCGATAAAATAGGTGTCGAAGAAGGATTAGAGATGCTATCGCAACAGGTGGCGCAACTATCTCATGTTGTAGCGGGTATCATTCAAGAAATGAAAACGCTAACCGACCTTTCTTTAGCGGATATGAAAGAGAGAGAGAAGTTATTGCCTAAACATTGTGATGATTGCGATTTAACCACTTTTGTTCCTAACATAGAGGGTGTCGAAACCGATGATTGTTGCAACCAATGTCTAAAGCCATTCGATGAAGAACAGACCACCCTTAAATCTTTTGAAGAAGAGTAGTGATTCCTATGTGTGATTGCGTAATCCACCCCGTAACGGGCGTATGTATGAAATGCGCCGATGGGGAGACATTGAGGCGTTTGTCTTCCTATGACCCAACCGAAGAGGGTAAGGTGCTTAGAGTCTCTAAATCGTCTTATATGGGGTATTTATACTGCCCTCGCCAATACTTCATGGATAGAGTTTTGTTGAAGGACATAAAGAAGCCCGAAACGACCGCTATGAGAAGAGGAACGGAAGTGCATGATGCCCTCGATGAGTTTTATGATAGGTGGGATGGTGAGCAAACGCTTTATCCTATGTTTGAACAGGAAGGAAGCGTGTATCAGATAATGGCCGAATTAGAGCAACAAAGGCTTGATAATTGGGGTGTCGAGTATTTTGCGCCCTACGAACACGAGGATTTGAGAACCTACTATCACGAGGAATACGACATAGTAATCGTTGGAAAAATAGATGGGGTGCTTATTGCGCCCGATGATGAATATGCTATACTTGAGTTGAAAACAGGCACTACTAACGCCAATAAGATAACTAAAACGAGAAAGGAGTTGGCGTTTTACCACATGGTCTTGCAAGACATGGATGATATAGATGCTACTAAGTTTGTTTATGTGTTACCGGATGCGGATAACTTCTCTTTTGCAAACAAACTCTTGCAACAAAGGAATAAAACCGTATGGGTTGGCGAAAACGGCGGTATGACTGTGATAGAAAAGGTCAATAAAAGAACCCTTAACGCATTTAGAGAGTCGTTCAACAAGTTTTTGCAACAGATAAGGAATGAGGAATGGAATATGAATTGGGATGATTGGAGATGCCCTCAATGGTGCGCTTATAGTATGGCGTGTGAGGAAGAAATAACAGGAGTTACATTTACATGAAAGTTGTTTGTCCGGAATGCGATAGTGATACTTTTTCCAATGTGGAAACCTTCGTGCAAGTAACCGGAAGCGTTGATGTTCCTACTGTCGAAGTAGTTACTGCTTCTTGCCTCATTTGCGGATACAAAGGCGAAATAGCAAGGAGAGTTGTTTGATGGATTTAATCTCCTTCCCCCGACAAATGGGGCTTAGAAGGGCTATTTGCAACACACCTAATGACTTGCAAAATTACCTAAACAGATTAAACAATCTATCGTCTGTGTATATTAGTTTGTATTCTTTTGATGAAATTAACAATGGAAGAGTTGATTATGATACGGCAGTTATGGATAGAGCATGGTGGGATTTCGATGCTACGGAAGAACACACTATGGATGAAGTAAAGCAAGATGTTGCAACTCTTATCAACCGTCTCGATGGTGATGTTCGTTTAGTTGCAACAGGGAGAGGATTCCATATCCACCAACTCTTTCAGAAACCTGTAAGGGGAAGAGATTGGGCTTATAGACTTGATACCTACGAGAAGGCTATGGCTAAGGGTCTATCCTCTCTCGATGGTGTGGGTTATCCGGAGAAACTAACTCGTGTGCCTAATACCTACAACCCAAAGAGGAAGAAAAGATGTGTGGTTTTACCTGCAAGATTATTTGCAAGCGACCCTCTCGGATTCAAAATCCCTAAGCAGAACGAACACCCCCAACTATGCCCGTTCTTTGGCGAGTTGAACGGTGAAGTTTTGTTTGATTTGATTTCATGGTGGAATGAAAACGGAAGGAAGGAAGAAACGAAGGAGAGAACGCTCACAAAGATGCCTATTAACGCCGTTACTGCGTCTTCCACCGTTCCCCTGCCCCCCTGCCTACAAAGAGCAATAAGCGTCTCTAATCCCCCTCATCATGTTAGAGTAGCCCTTGCTCAATTTATGTCGGCTGGTCTGCGTTGGTATTCTCATCCTCAAGACCTATCATCCGAAGAGTTGCATAGGATAGAGGATGAGATATGCTCATTCATAGGTAAGTTAGGTTGGTCGGATTACAACCCACAAACCACCCGAAAAGCAGTTAAGTCATTGATGATGTATGAACGATACCCTTCTCCTATTTGGTTCAAAAAGAACAATCTTTGTGATGGTGTGGGGTGCTGGTATTGCAGGTGATTGAATGGGTAAGTGTCCGGTTTGTTTTAGTGAAAGAGGCTTTATTGAATTACATGGTTCTTCGGTTTGTTTGAATTGTAAGAACAAAATCGCTTCGTGTTGCGGAGATGAAGGATGCGTAATATGAGAACTCTTCATAATACCGTCTTTACAATTTGCAACTAATGGTGGTCTATGCTGATGACCGAGAAAGTGCTTCGGTTTTGCAAAGTCTGATTGCTCGCATGGGTGATGCTGACTTAGAAGATGACGGGCTCGTAAAGGTAAGGAGACTAACCACCGGAGATTATGTTCTCGGTTCATGGGGCATAGAGGCTAAAGAGATAAATGATTTTTACCGCTCGATAACAGGTAAGGGGAGGGGAAAGAGGACATTGAATCACCAACTTTCTGACTTATGCGAGGCTTATGAATACCCCATAATAGCCGTATATGGTGGAAAGTTGAAGCCGTATTTTAGGAAAAGAGTTGCAAAAAGAGTAGTTGCTCAAGAGATAATAAAGATGCAACAAACCATGAAAAGTTACAAAATGATGATTTACCACCGATTCCCCAAGATTAGATTCATAGAGTTTGCAACTATGGAAGACTTTGTTGAATGGCTAAGTATCTCACACACACAAATGCAAATCTCCAATGCTTTATCCGCACCTAAGAAGGCAAGGCGTGGGAAGTCCGGTCATGCAGACCCTCGTATAGCCGCTTTGACGGGAATAGCAGGGGTTACGGAAGACATGGCTAAGGCCATTTTAAGCCATTTCGGAGGCTTCAAAGCCCTCCTCCTCACCCGAACCAATAGAAAGGCTCTAACGGCGGTTAGAGGGGTAAATACGCCTATTGCTGATAGGATATTGGCCTTAAGAAGACCCTACGATGAGTAAGGCTTGAAAGTCTTTGCTTGACTCGGATTTGTAGTCGTGTGTCTTCTCGTTGATAGCCTCACAGTATGTATTCTTAGGGCGTTGTAAGTCGCATTATCGCTTCCTGTGTTCGGTGTTCTTGAAAGAGTTACCTTGAGAGAAGAACCCGCATTTGCACCTTTTATCTTTCCGGAATACAATATGTATTCACTTCTATTTGTGTCTGAGTAAGAGACTGATGTTGTTCTTGTCGCACTAACGCCGCTATCTAAAGATTCGACTTTAGTTGTAACTACTGCCGTTGAGTTTGACGAATCACCATCAAGGCTGGCTTTTGCAAGTAATTCTATGTGAGAGTCTGCGCTATCGGAGGGGATTCTAACGATGAAAGATTGTTCGTGTTTTACTCCGGTCGCCGCAAGTCCTTCTGCGTTGCAATATGTTCCGTTGAGAACGAAGCCATCCGAACCAACAACACCCCCGCTTCCGTCTGTTATTGCATCGAAGCCATCAATTGAAAGGTTGGCCGATGCCGACACACCTACTCTTTTCACCCCCAATATACCGTGTTCTCCCTCCGGAGAAGTGGTTTCGGCTGGTGTTTCATTTACACCCTTCATCATTTGAGTTACCGTTGTTGAAAAGGTGTTAATGTTTTGGCCGTCTGTGGTTGAGCCCCCTTCTGTATTTATTCCCTGTGTTTGGTTGAAATTACCTAACCACAAACCTTCTTGCATAAATTGTTGTGATGCCTCTTGTGTTACACCGCCCGTAGCACTTGTGTTCTGAAAGACATTTGCAAGAGTCTTTTTATATCTTGATTCGTTTCTTTCTAAGGAAAGAGACACGATTTCATGGTCTCTCTCTTTCTGACTCCAACTGACTGATTGTATAACCATACTTTGAGAAGACAAATCAATGTGGGTATCGGTTATTGTGCAATAGGTCGAAGGAACATACTTAATATCATCAACAATAAAAAGGCGTGGAGCATACCAAGCATTTCTATCTTCGGACATACCGCCATACTCCGCAAACTCTCTAAACCCTAACGGGAAAATAGAATCGCTATCGGTTGATGCAAATGCTGAAAGGCCCGGAATATTGTTAGCATTTTTTACTTTATTATTGCATCTTTGTCTTATTACATCTCGCAAATAATCTGTATTAACTGATATAACTAATTTAGAACCAGCAGGTGCGCCCCAACTTGTAGGGAAATCCATTTCATAAAACCCATTACCATATACTTCTATTTCTGATGAACCATTAGTGTTTAGTGTTTCAGTAAATTGTGCTGGAGAGCCTGTATTTGCAAAATCATAATCTAATAGATGGATTTTGAATCTTGCGTCATCGGCGGTGCTACCTCCCGATATACTAATTCCTACTCTTAATTCGTGGTTTTCGTCATTTATTTTAGGCACAGAAGGAGGCACACTTACTACTTGTAAAGCATGAGATATGCTTTTTGCACCATAGGTATTGTATGCTTTATCGGCATCGGCTAATGAAACATAAGCATAGGATTTAGTGGTTGTTCCCGAAGACGGTAATTCCGAGTAATCTATTTTAACTGTTATTTTATTTGGTCCGGATGCAATTTCATAATATCCGTCTGATGTTATTACTTGTGAAACTACGGTGCTACCAAACGCAATAGACCAATTTAGAGTATTAGACGATGAAGCCCAAGAAATAGGCGACTCGACACCATTTGCTTGAACGCTCGATACTACGGATACAACTTCAAGACCCGGCATAGCAGATGAAGGATAGTTACCTGTTCCATCAATCATCGGAACTAAAGTGAAGTCATTTGTAACTTCTGTGCTATTTGTATTTCCATCTAAAGCATTCGCAATCCCTGTAAATGGTATTCCTCCATATAACGAAGTCCAAGAAGAACCAAACTTTTCACTACCTGTTTCGTATAAACCTACAATAGCGGCATCTCCAATATATCCGTATCTTGCGTTACTTAACATTACATTGTTTTCTCCGCTTTCTCTATTTAATTTAACACTAACAGACATACTTGAAGTTTTTACTTTATGGTATTCTCTTTTTGCTAATGCTTCTGCTTCTTGTTTGTTTCTTACAGAAGACAAATCTAAAACTTTCCATCTTGCTTCTGTTCCTGTTGATGGTTTAGGGTAATCAACAAATGATTGACCGCCATTGTAAAAGGCTCTAATATTTGTAATAATTGAACTGCTATCAACACTTAATCCACTATTTACCATATTATTTCTTGTAAAAGTAAATCCGGAATTATATGAGGGTCTGTAATCAAACCTTCCGTCTCTTCCCACTACACGAGAAAATACTATATTTGTTCCATCCGACCCTTCTCCGCTTGTATTTACTATATCCCGAATACTTGTTGCAAATGTCTTTTCTCTTAAATCTGTTATAGCACCGAAGTTTTCTGTATCACCGGAACTATATGCAATTCTTGTAGTAGTCATATTTCTTGTTAGTGGAACATTGTTAATATCTTGTATAGATGATAAAGTGGAGTTATTAGTCCAATTATTGATTATGGCTATATTTTGCAACATTCTTATTTTATCACTATCATAATATGTTCCTCCGTTTTTGAACTCAATATAACCATCAACATTCATTAGTATTCTAAATCCATATAGTGCGGCTGGTGTGTTATACACAACAATTTCGTCATATCCATTTTCATTTAGCGTTTGACCGTCTCCTAATTCTCTTTTAAGGGCAATATCCATTCTTGACCCGCTCGACCATAATGCGGAGTCTTCATCTAACGAAGTAATAATTGCTTGAGGGTCAATTGCAGTAAGGTTTGGGTCATTGATATAAACATTATTTAGTGTGTTACCGGTTACGGTATTCCACCTAAGACCAAACAAATACTTTTCACTATCTTTTCCTGTTCCTTTAGTTGCAAGTATTATTCCGTATCCGTCTGTTGCCCCGAAATCAAAGTTAGTAGCGTCATCTAATTCTAATGTATCATCCCCAAAACCTATATCGTTAATAGGCGTTGCGGCATCATTGATAAACTTAAGTTGGTTTTCGTGATTTGCAAAATTAGTAGTTGTTGTTCCATCAACACTTGTTCCGCTATTTTTGTAATTCGATACTGCTTTTTTGTAATACGCATCTAACAAATAAGGTGTTCCGGCAATAGGTATATCGTAGTCGTCAAAGTGAGCCATACCTCCGGTTGTATATCCGGGCCTTCCTCCGCTCGATTCAGTATTCATATTAAAAAATCTGCTTGAGTCAATAATTAAAAACGCACCACCTTTACTTTCCCAATTTTCGTAGGGGTTAAACGGAACGCTACCCGGAAAATCTTTCAATTTGTAACTATTAGACCCAAGCGCAGACCATGCCGAACCGGAGTAAGGTTCAACCTCCGCATCCACATTCCATATATCAATATCTTCCCCTATTTTTAATGAAGCAAATGGTGAGTTTTCTCCGTTTGTTTCAAATTGGTCTGCAAAAATCATATCAACATTATAGTTTTCTTTAGTCGGTAAAACTAAACCAAAGTCCTTTTTTGTGGTGGAATTGTTAGCGTCTGCGTTACCATCATTTCTCATGTCGGACCATAATAACCAAATGTGTTTGTATCCATTTGATTCGTCTATTTTCCTAAACCTATACAAAAAGTCTCCAGCAGTCCATGCTCGCCTTTGACCCTTTATGTTTTGAATAGTAAATGAACCGTAATGCACTTGTCCTGTTGCGCCTGTTGTTTTTGTTGCAACATTATTTGAAGCAAGACTAATAACCGGACTACTTTTTCTAATAACAACTTCTTGTGTTCTTGTAAGTCCTCCTAAAGCATTTGTGTTTTGCACATTTTGATAGGTCCAAAGTCGAGGGTAAAAATCATCGGGGTCATTAAACCAAGATAAATTAGTTGTAACTAATCCGGCGTTTTCCTTTTTAGGTGTAAATGTGTCTATTTTAATTGCAACATATTTTGTAACTCCTCCTGTCTGTGAGTATATGCCTGTTACTTGATGCACACCATTTAACTCATAATCAGCAAATCCACTATGAACTACTATATCCCATTGTGATAAACTTTCATTGGATACTTGAAATCCATTATACCAACTTTGCCCGTCAATAGTTACTGCTGAACCGGAATTGAGTTGTATGTATGTTAAAGCGGCTTCGGATGGAGCGGTGCAACCATCGAATAGTAAAGTATTTCTTTCATTTGTAACAGGGTCTATAACATCTATAATTCCGTCTTTCCCTAATGCTTCTTTGTAATACCATATAGCGGGGTCATCACAGGTAACGCTTGTTGCAGTAGTGCTAATAGAAGATATACCGGTAAATGTAGCAGTATCTTGTGAATAACTTGAAGCCTTCGCAGGGGAAACGGGGTTATTTGTAATGGTATTTTTTCCGGCAGTATGATAACATTCCTTTGAAATAATCCCAAACTTACTCTTAAACCAAAGAGATTCGCTAATATCATCCATCCATTTAGCATGAACATTTCGATAGAATACTTCTTGTTTATTGGAATCGTTCCAAAAATCAAGAACGGAGGCATTAAACACAAGATGTTTATTTGTAAGTTGTCCGGAATTAAAATTAGTCGAAACCAAAACGGGTAAAACTTGACCCGTTCCAAATCCTGTTGCGCTACTTGTAGTTAGTGTTGTTGAAGTTACTTCAATTTGAAACTTAGTAGTGGAAGGAACGGCAAGTATTCTATATTGACCGCCACCAAATATATTTCCTGTTGTATCAATAGCATAGGTGGATGAGTTACGCCTAATACCAAATCTTATTTCATCCCCCTCACTATAACCATGACTTGCAGTAGTTTGAAACTCAACTAATTTCTTTCTTGTATCCAAAGGATTAGTTGCTATAACTTCATAAGTTGAACAATCTTTATCCCCTCTTGTTAAACTATCATTTACTGCTAATACCGCTACTTTCATACTTGGTGTTTCATCGGGTGCGGTGGAATGATTGGTTATTGCAGTAATACTACTAATGTTTTTGGCCGCCGCAACACTACTGTTTGTGGTTGATAAGGTGTTACTTGTTGTATGTAGTGTATCGCTTGATAGTAAGACGCAAGTTAAGTTTTCGTTTTGAAACATACCAAATGATTCTTCTAACTTCCATCGTGCAGACCCATACCCTTCCCATTCCTTTTCAGTATCATTTGGTCCGTTTGTATCTTCACCAATATACATTTGAATAGGATGCGAAGACAATAAAGATGTTCTTTGGTTATCTTCTGTTGCAAAATCCGCATTGTTAAATCCTATTGTGGAGTTATTTAGTTGCAACTTTATTCCTCCGGTATAGAGTATATTTTTCATATTTGCAACTAATTCGGCATTCTTTTCAATAGCAGTATTTAGAGCAAAGTGTCCTTCTTTATCCAATACTGAACCTTGACCTAACTCCCATATAGGAAGTTGTCTATCCATCAGACCGAATTGCTCTTCTGCTGATATGATAGTATCAAGCGTTTGTTGATTGGTATTTTGTGATTGTCTTAGGTTGGTTATTGTTCCCCACCATATAGGTCTATCTAAATTATCTCTAAATACTAAAGCCGACCATTCCGTAAATCCTGTTGATTCAAGCAAACCTGTTAAACCAAACCTGTTATCATCATCTGATATGATAAAAGAAACTGTGCTTAGTGAATTGGCGGTTGCTTGGTAATTAAACGATTTAAGGGGGGTATAATCGGTTGATTGCACTTCATCTTGAAGGGGAATATATAATGCGGCTCTATCAATACAAGTTATAGCATCAACGAAACCATCACTACAAGCACCGCTATTATACACATCTAAAGACCACCCGAATATATCATCGGGCTGGTAACTTCCAGCCATAGAGCCCGTTCCTCCTAATTGTGTGCCGTCAATATACACTTTGTATGTTTGAGCGGTAAAGA